GTCATCATGTTCAAGTTATATCTGGCCCTACGGATATTCCTAGTGCAACCACTCCAGGCGCTTTTCTTAATTTTGGTGGGACTAACATATATAAGTCTAGCCAAGTTGAGCAGATCGGTCGTTTATTTTGTGACGGAGCCGTTCATTCCGGCGATCACTTTATCTTTACTGATGCTTGGCACCCTGGTATCATAAATCTAAAATATATGAGTGAGCTTCTTAACATTCCTGTTAAGATTCACGCACTGTGGCATGCTGGTAGTTATGATCCCCATGACTTCTTAGGACGTCTTATCGGAGATGCTCCATGGGTACGTCATGCAGAGAAAAGTTTCTATGAAGCTATAGACCATAACTACTTTGCTACAGACTTTCACATAGACTTATTTTGCAATAATCTATTAGAAAGAGATCCTAAAGTTGTAAGGATGTTTGCTAAAGATAAGATTGTACGAACAGGTTGGCCTATGGAGTATATGCAAGATACACTTCTTCCATATAAGAATATGCCTAAGCGTGATCTAATACTGTTTCCACATCGCATCGCACCTGAGAAGCAAGTTGAAATTTTTCGAGACTTAGCTACACACTTACCGCAGTACGAATTTGTAGTGTGTCAGGATCAACAGCTAACAAAAAACGAATATCATAACTTGTTAGGCGAAGCAAAGATAGTGTTTAGTGCAAACTTACAAGAAACTTTAGGCATTAGTTGCTATGAAGGTGCGGTAGTTGACGCTATTCCTATGGTTCCGGACCGACTCAGTTACACAGAGATGTATTTCGACACATTTAAGTATCCAAGTAAGTGGACTGAGAGTTTTGATGCTTACACTGTATTTAGACCAGACTTATGTCGTGCAATCATAGAGCATATGGATAATTATAAAACCCGTATTCCTATGATACGAAAACAAACGGAGTCGTTACGTGACAACTTCTTCAGCGCAAACAACTTACTCAATATCATTCGATAATACCAGTACCACAACAGGTTTTGTTGCACAGGATATTTCTACTGTAGTCAGCGGAATCACTATTCCGTCATCCTCTTATACCTATTCAATTGGGTCAGGTACTTCGTCTACTATATCTATAACAGATTTAACTAGCGAGTACGCAGTAGACTGGGGGAATGTTGAGTGGGCTAATTGTTTTCCAGATTGGGATAGAATTCAAAAAATGTGTGAAGAATATCCCGGTTTGAAAATTGCGTTTGAAAAGTTTAAAACAACGTATAATCTTGTAAAGGATGATTATGATACTCCAAAAGATAAAAGAAAAACTCCTTAACTGGCTTGAGAAAAATGGACGCAAAAGAATTATTATGGATCGAGCTTCGGCAGAGCCGTATCTTGAAAGGTACTATGTTTTCCTTAAAGACAGAACACGGTTTCCATTTAATGTGTTCATTCACAAGTTTCTTAAATCAGACCCCGATGATGTGCATGATCATCCATGGCCTTACGCTACTTTAATACTTCGAGGCGGCTACTACGAGTGGACTCCTAACTTTGATGCTGATGGAAAAATGATCGGAGAAACTAGGCATTGGCGTGGTCCTGGTCATTTTAGAATTTGTAATCCAAACTCTTATCATAGGATTGAACTTAAACCCGGCGTAACTGCCTGGACTATGTTTATGCCAGGGCCGCAAAAAAGAGAGTGGGGATTCCTTGTAAAAAATAAATGGATACCAAATGGCGACTATCTACAATACAAAGCTAACGAATACAACGCTACCAAGTAATTACTCTGTTACTGGACTAAATGGTTACGCTGGAGCGATTACTAACACTGGTACTATTTCTTGGGCGCCGCCGCCACCGCAGAACTTTGTAAGTAATAATGGTAATCCAATCATGACCATTCCACATGATAGTTCGACTGTTATCTTAGAAGATCGAGCTACATTAGAAGTTAAAGGTAAAGTTAAGATAAACGGATTGGATTTAGAAGAACGGCTAAAAACGATTGAAAGAATCTTGGCAATTCCTGAGAGAGATGCTACAATAGAGGCTAAGTATCCTTCATTAAAGAAAAAATTTGATGAGTATATTAACGCATTAGAAAAATACCGAACATTTGAAAGAATAAAAGGAGATAGCGAATGAGAGAGCTACATGAATCAGTAAAGCATACAGCTAAAGAAGTAGTCATTAAAGAATCTGAAGGATTTAGACTACGACTAGAAAAATGGGAATCAATCAGTCCCAAAGGATTATTTGCACTTGATTTAATTCAAGAAAGTCTAGACGACGAAGGCAAAGTTCTTTACACTAGTACTTACAGCTTCAATATGACTAAAGAAGAACTTCAAACTCTTGCCAACGGTTTGACAGTATGAAGAAAGTCTACTACACTTGGCGACAAGTACAAGGTGCAGTATTAGAGATTGCACGACAGATGTCTGCACACGACTGGAAGCCAGACTATATTGTAGGAATTACCCGAGGTGGCCTTGTTCCAGCTAATTTGCTAAGTCAATACACTGGCATTAAGATGCATACACTTAATGTCAGTCTTCGTGACGGCGATGGTGGAGAAAGTAATCTTTGGATGGCAGAAGATGCTATTGGTGTAGTTCCTACGGAACGTAGCAAAGAATTTGGTGGCCACAAGCATGTAGAGAAACTTAAAAAGAAGATTCTCATTGTTGACGATATCAACGACAGCGGCGCTACAATTAATTGGATTAAACAAGACTGGCCTAGCGGGTGTTACCCCGATTCCGAAGAATGGGATCAAGTATGGGGAGACAATGTTCGTGTTGCTGTTTTAACACACAACTGGTCTAGTGAGTTTAAAGACCCTGACTATTATGCTTGGGAAGTTAACAAAGCAGAAGACGATTGTTGGTTAGTTTATCCTTGGGAGGATTTTTGGAGATGATTAAGAGTATTTTAAAACTAATTTTTGGTCTTGCACTGTTAGTAGCAGTAATTGTATTTGGACCATTGTTAGGTATTTGGAGTTTGAATACACTATTTCCTGTGTTAGCGATTCCATATACTTGGCAAACTTGGGCGGCATTCTTATTGCTGTTTGGTAGTGCAACTGGATTAAATCTTGGCGTTAAGAGAGTTAGAAAATGACCGACTTAACTATTGAATCCTTAAAAGAAAAAATTAAAAAAGTTGACGAAGACATTGATGCTCTACGTCGGCAGGGAGATGCTAGTAGACGTCTCGAAGTATTAAACGAGTACAAAGCATACTTAGAAGACGAGCTAAAGTTTCTTAAAAAAGAACAACGGGAGAAACGTTAATGGAAAATCAAAAAGTAATGTTTTCCCAGCCTCCTTATATAGAAGATAGTAAAGCACCGTGGGATACTGTAATAGCAGAAGACTATCATGTAAAAGTCTTTAAAGACAAATATCCAGTTACAGATGGACATGTATTATATGTACCAAAGTATAATACAGTAGCAGTGCTTGTTGATGCATTTGAAGATGCTGTTAGATTTGGAATACAGCAAGTCAAAGACGGACACTGGGACGGATTTAATGTAGGTTTTAACTACGGACAAGCTGCCGGTCAAACTGTCGAATGGCCTCATGTACATCTAATTCCAAGACGTAAAGGCGACATGGAAGATCCCACAGGAGGCGTTAGACATGTTATTCCAGAAAAAGGAAATTACCGTAAATGGTAATGGAATATAAAGTTCGAATACCTTGGCAAGGTCAATCAGGATTTTGGTGGAACGAAACCTGCATATCAGTATTAGAAGTTTTTGGCCTTCCTGGAGATCGATTCATGTTTCATCCACAACAAAACTACATGGAATTTAGCTTTACTAAAGAAAAGGATGCAGAGTTATGCAAATTACTCCTAAGCGAGAAACTATAGAAGTATCAATCGTAATCATAACTACAATCATAGCATTTGTACTAGTCATTTTCTTTTTACCGTCTCAAAGATCAAAAGTTTATGACTGTAGTTTAGCTGAGATATCCCCAGACTTTCCCCCAGCAGTTCGAGAAGAATGTCGCCGTATTCGAGCGAAAAACATTTGATAAAACCTAAATAAGAGTGTATAGTTATACTATATGGCAATCCTCTGCCTTAACATCGGAGATTTAAATTGAGTGAAAAACATCTAGCACAAGTAATCCGCGAAAAAATGCGAGCGGATGGTAAAAGATTCTGGGCAGGAGACAATGTCTCAGAATACATTACAGACGAAATCAAACACAAACTTATTGACGAAGCAACAGAAGCATTTGAACTAGTGCTTGACCGCTTGCTAATTGATCGCGAAACAGATCCTAACTCGCACGGTACAGCGAGACGTCTAGCTAAAATGTACTTTAATGAAATTATGAGTGGACGTTATGACCCAGCACCAGACGCAACAGCCTTTCCAAATGATTCAGCGGACCGTTATGAAGGTATGCTGGTTGTTCGTAGTGAGCTTCGCAGTATGTGTAGCCATCATCATCAGCCCGTTAATGGTGTTGCCTATATTGGTATTATTGCGGCTTCCAAACTCATTGGCCTCTCTAAGTACACACGTATCGCACAGTGGTGCGCCCGACGTGGTACTCTCCAGGAGGAACTTGCTAATGATATTGCTCGCGAGATCGCCAAAGCAACCGGAGCAAAAGACGTAGGTGTCTACATTCAAGCCACCCACGGTTGCTGTGAGAATCGAGGTATTATGGCACATAGCAGTTTAACGCAGACTACAGTATTGAAAGGTGCATTTAAAGACGATCAAAGTACAAAGAAAGAATTCTTTGACAACATCAAACTTCAACAAGATTTTGCACCACGATGACCTATTGTTTAGTACCCATGACAGTGACTGAGCTAACTGCTCTGATTACTCCTAGTTTTATTCCCGAGTTTCAAAAACGAATGGATGGTTATCTTAACGGCTACCGCGAAGATATTAAAAAAGGTCGTCCATTAAGCATTGGGAAAGAAACTTGGGAGTATGCTGTTGCAGATTCTATTCCTAACGCAGATTGGTTTGGTGCTGGTCATAGTTTGATTGACGTTAAAATTGGCAACGATATTGGAATAGATGTAAAAGGTGTAAGCAAACAGAAGAAGTCAAAAAACACTACCGAAGCAAGTATGTTTCAAAACTTTAATCAAGATGCAAAAACACACTTTACAAATAAAAACGCTCAAGGTGTGTGGGATATTCATGTAAGCGGTTGGCTTAAGAAACTTGACACTGTCTCAGAATACTATATGCTGGGAATTATTAGAGACAAAGAAACACTTGATTGCTCGTTATGCGGATTCAAAGTTTCTAATAAGACAGCCAGCTATCTAGCAGAAAATATTTCATTTAACAATGCATCTATTAAGATTTCTGGACTAGCTGATCCAGATTTTATTAACATAAGATACTATAATAGTAAATCAAGATTAGAGATCATCTTTACTGAAAAGTGTTGGAAGGATCCAATCTACGCTTTACCAGTTTACAAATTTTGAGGACAAAATGAAAGCACAACAACCAGCAGAAGGTATTTTAAAAACAAACGACTACGGTAACAGTAAATGGTATTCTGTAGTTTGCGGGTGCGGTCAACCTGATCACCAACTTACTGTAGAAGTTGAGGCAGAAGACACTGGCATTAGCGTTAATACCTATGCTACTGTTAAGACTGACTATTGGAAGGACACTATTGAAAAAAGATACGACATCGATAGTCCTTGGTTACAAGAATTTGACTGGGTGTGGAAAGACATTGTAAACGGACTTATTGCTAGATTAAAACTAACTTGGCGTATCTGGGTCGACGGTTATGTTCGTGCTGAAACAACTACACTTATGACTAAACAACAAGCCCTTAACTTTGCAGAAACCTTAAAATCTGCAATTAAAGATGTAGAGAGTTTTCAAAATACAAACCTCAAAGAACAAACAAAAATTTATAATGAAGGCGATTGTGTATGAGCAAAATTAAAATTGCAGAGCTGTTTTACAGCATTCAAGGAGAAGGACGCTATATGGGTGTGCCTTCTGTTTTCTTACGTACATTTGGTTGTAACTTTAAGTGTGCAGGCTTTGGTATGCCTAAGGGAGAACTTTCACAAGAAGTAGAATTAATTGCAAAACGTATTGGAGAGTTTAAAACTTATAACGAATTACCACTGGTTAGTACAGGTTGTGATAGTTATGCATCGTGGGATCCAAGATTCAAAGACCTTTCGCCGATGCTTACAACAGATAGTATTGCAGAAGCCATTGTTGACACACTACCTTACAAAGAATGGCAAGATGAACATCTAGTTATTACAGGAGGCGAGCCGTTACTAGGTTGGCAACGTGCTTATCCAGATTTGCTAAATCATCCTAAAATGGCCGGTTTAAAAGAAATTACTTTTGAAACTAACGGTACTCAAGAATTATCTAAAGAATTTAAAGATTATCTAGTCGGTTGGCAAATGCCTAACTTTGATTTTAACAGAGAGATTACTTTTAGTGTAAGTGCTAAACTAAGTTGTTCTGGAGAAAGTCGAGACGAAGCAATTCGTCCAGATGTAGTTTGCGGTTACGAAGAAGTTGGCTACACATATCTTAAATTTGTTATTGCCACTGAAGAAGATGCTGAAGAAGCTCTAGAGACGTTAGACATTTATCGTGCTGAGGGATTTACTGGTCCTTGTTACTTAATGCCAGTAGGCGGTGTTGAAAGTGTTTACACATTAAATAACCGACGTGTAGCAGAACTAGCAATGAAGAACGGTCTTCGCTACAGTGATAGATTGCAAGTGCCGTTGTTTAAAAATGAGTGGGGAACATAATGAAAAATTGGCTTAAAAAAATTACCGGTATTGCTAAAATTGAAGAAGAGAAAGCAAAACTAGAAGCAGAAAAACTTGCGGCAGAAGAAGAAGCACGTAAAGCTAAAGAAGCAGAAGAACTTGCTAAACTTACACCTAAAGAACGTGCTACTAAAAGAAAAGAACCTTGGGTCGCAGTATTAGATACTCATGTCAACAAAGATAACATTAGAAACGGTTTCTTTGAATTAGATTGGAACGAGTATTTTATAAAACAACTAAAAGATTCTGGATATGGTCTAGAAGGAGACCCAGACGAAGAAATTGTTGATCGCTGGTTCCGAGACCTAGCAAGAAGTATGCTATCCGAAGAAGGAATGGATCCAAAACAGTTTTATAACGCAGGATACATTAACGTAACTAAACTAGCCGGCGGCAAGGCACAAGTAGAATGAAAATTCTTGAAAAGAATGAATATATCGATCAGTACAACTTTTCTTCTTTAATTACTGAAGAAGATAACAAAGAGCTAATTAAGATCGCTCAGGATATTATTGCATCAGGTGACTACTTTACTAATAGTCCAAAGTATCAAACTAAGCAAAACTTGTTTGCAAGACCCGAGCTTGTATTTTTAAAAATGCGTCAAAGCTTCTTGTATTCTTGTTTTATGTTTTTAGGACGAGAAGTGCGTATTAAAAACATCATGAGTTGGGTGTTTATGACTAACAACCAAACTACTGAGAACAGGGATATATTTTGGCACAATCACCACATCAACGATAATAATGGTACTACTGATACAGTCAGTGGAATTTGGTATGTGCATATCCCAATCACTAGTAATCCAGATATCACTGGCACAGAATTTTCAATGTCTGGGCCTCCAAATTTTGATGAAACATTCTTCCTAAAACCAAATCAGTTGACATGGAATGTATATCCTAGTAAACTATGGCATAGACCCGGTATAACTGATTCAGATCAGTACCGTTTTGTTTTTGCCGCAGATATGGAATACTATAAATGACATACATTTTGGTTGATACAGCCAACACATTTTTCCGTGCTAGACACGTTGTACAAGGATCGAGCGATATCAAACTTGGTATGGCCTTTCATATTACTTTTAATAGTATTAAGAAGGCGTGGCAAGACTTTGAAGGGAAACATGTTGTCTTCTGTCTCGAAGGTCGTAGCTGGCGTAAAGATTTTTATAAACCTTATAAAGCTAATCGAGCAGAAAGCCGGGCGGCACTAACTCCAAAAGAGCAAGAAGAAGATAAATTGTTCTGGGAAGCCTTTGACGAATTTAAAAAATTTGTTATTGAAAAGACCAACTGTACAGTTTTACATCATCCGCAACTAGAAGCAGATGATTTAATTGCTGGTTTTATACAAAGTCATCCAAACGATAATCACGTTATTATCTCAACTGATAGCGATTTCTATCAACTAATTGCTCCAAACGTAAGTCAATACAACGGTGTTCAAGAACATCATATTACACACGAAGGCATTATTGATGCTAAAGGAAAACGTGTAAAGGATAAAAAGACCGGAGAAGATAAAGCAGTGCCTAACCCAGAATGGCTATTGTTTGAAAAATGTATGCGAGGCGACACTAGTGACAACGTCTTTAGTGCTTACCCAGGTGTGCGTGTTAAAGGTACTAAAAATAAAGTTGGTCTAACAGAAGCGTTTGAAGACCGTAAGTCAAAAGGCTTTGCGTGGAACAATCTCATGCTTCAGCGTTGGGTCGACCATAATGGTGAAGAACATCGCGTACTAGAAGACTACGAACGAAATCGTAGATTAATTGATTTATCGTATCAACCCGAAGATATTAAACAATTAATTAAACGGACTATTGAAGTTGATTGTGTAGCTAAAGACGTTACACAAGTAGGTATTCGTATGCTCAAGTTTTGTAATGCTTGGGATATGAAAAAGATTGCAGACAATATTCAATCTTACGCAGAACCATTTCAAGCAAAATATCCTAAGGAGAATTAATATGGCATGGCCAAATGGACCTGAACCAACTGATGTAACACCAGAGCCTGTGAAAACTACTACATGGACTGTGTCACCTTACTATAAAAAATCTTGTGAAGAACACGAACACTATACTAAAGATGGCATGACTATTATCCGCAAGACTGGATATCGAGGTGCTAGTTTTATCGTAGAAACAAACGACGGCAATCCTCCAGAGTTTGAATTTGACTACGTCCCAGGCGGAGATGGTTCAAAAGATAGCATCAACATGTACAACTGTTACGGCAACAACATTGAAAATGTTGAACTAGATAGCATGTGGGACGGTTGCTGGGAAGATATTGAATACCCCGAAGAAATGGATGAAGAAGAACAAGAGCGTCTAGCAGAACTTATTGAAGAAGAAGGCGATGTCTATGATGTACTTGAAAATCAAGAAGGCTGGATGCTAGACGAAACAGAAGCGTGGATCTGGGGTCCTATTCTTATTGAAGACGCAAACGGTAATCGAGTCCGTATTATTGTAGCAGACGAAGATGGCAATGTAATTGACTACGAGGAAGAATAATGGAAAAGCTCTATCGCATTACACCTCTAGAAAAGAAAAGCGTTGAATACTTTGTTGACGTTTACGAACGTATGCCGGATGGAACTATCCGTGGCTTTGATGTGACTGAAGTGTGGCGATGGGGTCAAGGATTTCGCCCCGAAGATGAACCTGTTTGGAAATTTGAAACTGACCGTGTTCATTGTCGACCGGAAGTAGGTTGGGGTTGTGAACTTGACGACTTAATCTCAGTTTATGTAAACTTTAGTGACGGATTTACTGACGAAGAAAAAGCAGACATTGAAGCTATACTTCGAGGTGAGAAAGAAGATGAAGATGGGCGTTGGGGGACTGCGTGGATTTACGACGGCGATCATAACTGGGAAATTGAAGACGACCATGTGGCGATTCTTGGTCCTGTTAAGATCGAACTAGTAGATGCTAACGGTTACGGTGAAAGTGCTATATTAGAAGCTAACGTGGAGCCATACGACGATGAAGTGTAATTTCTGCGGTGAGACTGTTAAAGAAAACGGAATAGGGTGCGATTGGAAACAAGGACGATGTCCGCATCGTACACCAATGCTAACAGATTATCATTTTAGATATTTTAACCTGTGGCAAACAATTAAAGGATGGTTTAAAAAATGACAGAGATATATGCAAAGCCTATTGTAGATGGAAAATTCTGGATTGTAGAACAGGGTGGCGAAAAAATTGCTACCTTACATAAAAAAGAAAATAACAAGTTCATCCTAAGCAGTAGCAACGGAGAAATGATGTTTAATAAGAAAGAAGAACTTACTAAACAATTTGGAAAAGAGTTCTTCTTAACTAGTACAAAGGTAAAAGTAACACCAAGTACAGAATCAAAAGAATGCCACGGATATCCGACATCATGCAAACCGTATAATGCTATGTACGACGTTAGGCGTAAGCTCCCATTGTTTACTAAATCTAATCAAAGTAAGAGCCTATATTGTGCCGGTTACTATGTAATTAAGTTTGATAAAGGATGGGTTAAGAGTTTTTGTCCCAAGGCAATTACTATTGAACGCTATCCATTTAAAGGTCCTTTTAAATCAGAATTAGAAATGAAGGCAGTTTTAGCAAATGCAAAATCAGATTAATTTAACTCCACTTACACAGTTTGTTCAACAACTTCGAGTAGCAGAACAAACACAGAGTAAAGAGCTTAAGATGAGTATTCAGCAAGCAAGGGCGTTGTCCCTTGTTTTGCTTGAAATGCAAGAAAAGCTACTACAAGACTACGAGACCATGTTTAACGAACTTAAACGAAGCCTTGATACTGATGTTATAACAGTTTCTATGGATGGCGGGGGTTTCGAAACTCCAAAGTAAAGAGATAAATATATGCGTAGTTTATTGGAGACTTTGTTAATGAGCAGACCAAAACCGCGCATATTACTAGAACATACAAACAAAAAAACTTATAAATCTGAGCAGGTTTTAGAAGCTGAAGCCATATGGGCTGTTTTTTATAAGGGAGAGCCCTTTAATCTAAAGAGCTTTAATAGTCTCACATCTTATCCCGGACCAAAGTATAAAAAAGTTAGTTTTTCAAATCCTGGACATGCCCATAACTTAGCCAAAAAACTTAATTTAACTTTTGGCTGTGAAGATTTCCAAGTAGTTAAACTAACTACTGGTACTATTGTCAAATAATATGATTGAGAGAGATACCCTAACTAAAGTATTTTTAAAAGAATGGGGTAAAAGCATCGACGATGCTAACGTACAGCTCTACTCTAGAAAATGGTGGCAGAGTAATAGAGTAAACAAGAAAAATGCATTTCGGTTGAGCGATGAAGGTTTTGAGTTTTTAACTAACGAACTCAAAGTTCAAATGTACGAAGTGCCATTTACTGAACCAATTGAGTTAAGTCCACAAACTATTATCTTTTTGGAAAGATACATAGATTGCCCTTACTACTTAACTACCCAAAGTATTACAGTTTTTTCAGAACGCAAGAGTTTTGAGCTTTATTTGTTTTCGGACGATATTCGAAAATTTGGCTTAGTTAAAGCAATGAACGAACGCCAAAAAGATCTAAACCCTGAAGACTAAGGTTGACACTCAGGTCAACTTCGCTTATAATACACACATAACGCAACAAATTCCGTTTGTAACACACTTTTTAAAGGAAACAAAATGAGCGAAGTTATTAGCCGCACCGTTGGCCCTAAGAATGCTAAAAAGTCTCTACGCAAGGCTTTTAAGAACAAGCGTCCAATCTTCCTATGGGGCCCCCCAGGTATTGGCAAATCCGATATCATCAAACAACTCGGTGACGAGCTAGGCGCCCATGTTATTGATGTTCGTCTTTCACTTTGGGAACCTACTGACATCAAAGGTATTCCTTATTTTGACTCAAACACTAACAAAATGGTTTGGGCTCCTCCGCTAGAACTTCCAGACGAAGCTCTTTCTACTCAGCATAAGCAAATCATCCTGTTCATGGACGAAATGAACTCTGCGGCTCCTGCTGTACAGGCCGCGGCTTATCAGCTAGTTCTAAATCGCCGTGTTGGTACCTACAAGCTACCTGACAATGTTGTTATGGTTGCCGCAGGTAATCGTGAAAGCGATAAGGGTGTTACCTATCGTATGCCTGCTCCGTTGGCTAACCGTTTCGTTCATTTGGAAATGACCTGTGACTGGGACGACTGGCAAGAATGGGCTGTTGAAAACAAGCTACATAAAGATGTTGTTGGTTTCCTAACTTTCTCTAAAAAGGACCTGTATGACTTCGATCCTAAATCCGCAAGCCGTGCGTTTGCTACTCCTCGTTCATGGTCATTCGTTAGCGAATTGCTTACTGACGATGACTGCGATGAGTCTACTCTTACTGACCTAACCTCAGGTGCTGTTGGTGAAGGTCTTGCTGTTAAGTTTATGGCTCATCGTAAGCATGCCAGCAAGATGCCTAACCCAACTGATATCCTTAAGGGTACAGTTAAAAAGATGGATTCTAAAGAAATCTCTGCACAATATTCTCTAGTTGTTAGCCTTTGCTATGAACTTAAGGATGCATGTGATAAGAACGTCAAAGATTGGAATGATCAAGTTAACTACTTCTTCCAATTTATGATGGACAATTTTGAAACTGAGCTTGTTATTATGGGTACTAAACTTGCCCTAAGCACTTACAAACTTCCTCTAGATCCAGATGAAATTAAGTGTTTTGATGACTTCCATAGCAAGTTTGGCAAGTATATTGCGGCGGCTACAGAGAAGTAAGCAACCATAGCCCACTTGACAGGACCTACGGGTCCTGTTATAATATATACATAGTAAACACTAGGAAATAATATGGCACATGCAGATCCAATTATCGACAAAATTATTGTAGCAAGAGTTGGACTTTTGCTACGTCATCCATTCTTTGGCAACCTTGCAACTCGACTCCAAATTAAAGAAGCAGACGATTGGCTACCAACTGCCGCTACAGACGGGCGCCATATTTTCTTTAATCGTAAATTTTTTGAACCGCTAACTAGCAAACAAGTTGAATTCGTTATTGCACACGAAATTCTACATGCAGTATTTGACCATATGGGTCGTAACGAAGGTCGCGATCGTAAAATTTACAACATTGCCGCTGACTATTGCGTTAACGGTCAATTAGTTCGCGATCGAATTGGCGAACAGCCTCCACAGATTAAAATCTTCCACGATCCAAAATACTACGGTTGGAGTGCGGAACAAGTTTACGACGATATCTATAATAAGATGGACGACGAAGAACTTGCGGCACTTGGCCAGTTGCTTGACGAGCACGTTGATTGGGGTGAGAATAACGGCGATGGCAACGGCAATAAGCCACAGTATTCTAAAGAAGATCTTAAAAAGATTCGAGACGAAATGCGTGAAGCTGTAATGCAAGCCGCACAAGCCGCAGGTGCAGGTAATGTGCCTGCAAGCATCGCTCGAATGATTAAAGAGCTTACTGAGCCTAAGATGAACTGGCGTGAAATCCTACGTCAACAAATCCAAAGCACTATTAAAAATGACTACACCTTTACTCGTCCAAATCGTAAAGGCTGGCATATGAACGCTATTCTTCCCGGCACTAACTACGACGAAACAATTGATATTTGCGTGTCAATTGACATGTCTGGTTCTATCGGTGACGAACAGGCCAAGGATTTCCTAAGCGAGATCAAAGGCATTATGGAAGAATACAAAGACTTTAAAATTAAGCTATGGTGCTTTGACACTAAAGTCTATAACGAACAAGACTACGATGGTTACAACATGGACTCGTTTATGGATTACGAGCCAATGGGCGGTGGCGGTACTGAATTTGATGTCAACTGGGATTATATGAAAGAACATCAGATTCAACCTAAAAAGTTTATTATGTTCACGGACGGTTATCCATGGGGTAGCTGGGGTGATGAAAACTACTGCGATACAGTATTCATTATTCACGGTAATAACACAGTTGTTCCGCCATTTGGTGAGTACGCATACTACGAAGAAGTCAAGGCTAATGCATAAATGGCTTTAAAGAACGGAAAACCAAATCAGCTAAATTATTTTGATTTGCGGAGGGTAGAATTTGCCTCTCCGCACTTCAAATACACATCTATAGACCGATACACACCAACACTACATAAACAGTTGGATAGCTGGATTAAAACTAACTTAAACAGCCGATACTATATAGGGCAAGCCCTATCGTTGGATAATACAAATACAATCATACATGTCACAAAGATAGGCTTTGAATCTGAAAAAGAACTCAGTTTCTTCACGATTGCCTGTCCACATATTCAATCGAGATAATTATATACGTACTTTTCATATAAGGAGTTACCATGACCGAAGAAGTTAAAAAGAACGAAGAAGCACAACAACCAGCAGGTGAAGCTACAGAGCTCACTATTGCAGATCTAAGCACTATGAAAGTTATTATTGATATTGCTAGTTCAAGAGGTGCTTTTAAGCCAAACGAAATGACTGCTGTAGGACAAACATATACTAAACTAAGTGCATTCTTAGACCAAGTTGCTAAACAGTCAGAAGCGGCAAAACAAGGAGCATAAATTATGCAAACATTAAAACACGTAGGTAGAATTAAGTCATCTGGCAAGAAATGCTTAGTGGCTTATAGAACTCTACCTGGGGACGCTTATAGTGCCCTAATTATCCCAACTGAAAGTCTGCCCGACGAGCAACACAATGCTATCATCAACTTAGTCGAAAGTGCGGCTGCTCAAGAGTCTTATGAATTTGCAGAAGCCCTTGACCGTATGCAGTTCCCAGATGGAAGCCGTATGTTGCCAGCACTTCATGTACAACAAAAGCTAGTTAAGATTAGTACTGACCAAGTTGAAATGGTGCCAACTATCGGTGCTTCAATTTTGCTTTCAGAACTAAATCAAATCATTGCAGAGCAAAGAGGTATTGCCGTTGATGAACTACATATTAAACCTAGCTCTCAAGATAAAAACAAAGCTGAAGTAGTTGAAGTAGCAACTGCACAAGAGCTACCAGCCGAGACTGCTGATGTATCTAAAACTACATCTTCGAGTGTTACTGAAACTGTGGCTCCTACTACTTTTGATTCGCCAGACGCTGAAGCTAAGTTTTACAGATCACAAGCTGATAAGTTAGCAAAACAAGCGGCAGAATTCCGTCGCAAAGCCGAGGAGTTGGTTCCGACCAAAAAATCTAAATGATAACTAAGGGAAGAGTCCTTCCCAAAGAAGTCATAGATTGTTGGCCAGAAGTATTTGGTGAAGTAAAGCTTCATGTTTTACCTCTTAGGTATCTACATGCTGTCATTATCACTTTCAAAGACGGAAAAGTGTGGGAAGTAAAAATAACAAGAGAGGATCAGCTCAAAGGCTGGGAACCCTTTGAAAGATCAATATCCGAACTATTCAAAACTTATGAAAATAGAATAGACAGTGTTGATTTTAGACTTGATACAAAGAGTATTAGAAAAGACATCGAAAAAGTTACCAAACGTTTTTTAAAGAAAAAGAAACTATGAAAGTTAAACTAATTAGTGTAAGTAAACCTAGTAGACAAATGTACGACGAAGGCATTACTGATGCGCAAGAGCTTATTGCGTTTTGTGCTAGAGTAAGTAATCCGTCAAATCAGTTTAATCTCGAAACAAGTGAAAAACTAATTCGTTATCTAACTAAACACAAGCACTGGTCTCCTCTTGAGATGGTTAGTGCTTGTCTCGAAATTGAAACTACTAGAGATATTGCTCGTCAAATCTTACGTCATCGTAGTTTTAGTTTCCAAGAGTTTAGCCAGCGTTATGCTGACCCAACCAAAGATTTAGATTTTGTTGTTCGCGAAGCTCGTCTTCAAGATACAAAGAATCGTCAGAACAGTATCAGTACAGATGATGCAGATCTACAGGCATGGTGGGACGCACAACAAAAATTCATCATCGAAAACGTTCGTAGAATTTACGGTGAAGCAGTTGAACGAGGTATTGCTAAAGAACAAGCTCGTGCTATCCTTCCAGAAGGCAACACAGTAAGTAGGCTTTATATGAATGGTACACTACGTAGTTGGGTACATTTTATCGAACTAAGAAGCGGTAATGGTACTCAACTAGAACATATGGAAGTAGCAAGAGAATGTGCAAAGGCAATTGCCGACGTATTTCCAATGGCTAATGAGTTTGTTCAAACTGACTCTTAAGCCATTCGAAATCGTTTATCAAACTAAGTGCCGGAATATTTCCGGCATTTTTTTCACCGTATGCTCGGCCGGCGAGTGCGCCCTTTATAGCGTATTCACCATAGGGCTTATCTGCACCTGTGCCGCACCATGTTTTTAAACGTGCAACAGTTTCAACATCTACTTGACTATCAATTACCTTACTAGCAAGTTTGCAACACTCTCTGAAAGCACTACGCCATGTATTATAAGGATCAGTATTAAACGCTGTAATGTTGCTTACTTCTTCCATTGGAATAAAATAAGGACTGATGCTCGTTGTCATGTCAGGTTTTGATGTATCCATATTTAATGTAAGGATCTTTGGTAAGAGCTTTACACCGCCATATCCGTACTCTAAACCATTAATGGGGTTTTTACTTCTCCAAACATGAACGTGATCCCGCTGATGGCTCGGTGGGTCGTAATCAAAGTTAAAAGTGTCAAGCACTTGGGCATCAGCATCTACTACCCAAAACATTTCAAAAAAGCTACGGCGGGCGGCTTCAATATGAGCTTGGTGTATTCCTTTAACACCTCTAACATGTTTTACTAAAGGAAATCGTTCTTTAAGTCTTTGAAAATTTTCTTCAGCTTGTGGCTCGTTATAACTGATAAAGATTATATCAAACACGTTTAATTACCCTTGGCGTATTGCTGTAGACTGCTTTAAAAAATTTGCTTCCGGCAGGATCTAAATTGGCTATTTCAATTTTAAGTTTTTCTCTAAGCTCTTTACCTAAGAAATTAATTTGAGCTGTTTTAACTTCTGGATCTGCACCGTCGTGCTGACTATTCCAATGGTTAGTAAGCCATTCAAAATCTCGAACATTGGCATAATCCCAGTCAGTACAGTTAGTCATCCAGCACCCTTCTCTTGCGCCAAGAATACTCCAGATACCGTTTTCTACATCTGCACCAACACTGCACCAGATAAGAAGACGCTGATAGTTTTGCCACCATATCTTACGGATGTCTTCAATCTTAGAGCCTTGATTTAGACTCATCTTTACACCTTCTCGAAATCCTGCTCTCCAGGCTTGAAAAGGGCTAGCATTAGTAAAACTTTCTGAATAACTTTCATTAAACTGATAATACCTGTCATCAAAGCAAAATTCTACTTTACCCTTTTCGTCACCTTCAACAGAATTTTCATGAGTCTTCATGTTGTTAACAAATTTACGTGTCCATAGCTTAAGACCGCCATTACCGTACATTAAGTTGTTTACATGTACTTTGCCACACCAGCTAAACACATGATCCGGTGTTAAACCTAGTTTGTCTATATTTACTTCAACTTCTAAGAATTTTGGATCAACAATGTTGTCAGCATCTACGGTGACAAAGTATTCAGTGTCGCTTAATGCGGCGCAGGCCTTGTGTGCGGCATCTGATCCTTTAACCCCGTGAACACGTTTTGCCCACGGTGCTTTTGCTAGCAGGTCAGCATAGTTTTTTTCTGCATTAGGTTCGTCATAGCTTAAAAAAATAATATCTTGTTCTATAACTTTAATTACATTACTCATGTATAATCCTTAATCCGTATGTCTTAAACACTAACTTTGAACTTATAGATATTTTATCTATTTTGTTTTCAATGTTTGTTTCAAATGGAATATCTAAGTATTCGCTAGATACTAGGTCTTGTAAATCAATAAAAATAGTTCTAACTAAAAAATCAAAATCATTCTCTAAAGTAACAAAGAACACTAACTTTGGAGCTAGTATAGATTCATGATCGTTTGTTAAAGACTTGTTAATCGAAAACCTCCATGACTTGTTCGGAGCATGCCATGTTACTAAACACTCAACATCTTTATCTGTTTCAGTGATCCATTCAAACACTGTACTTTTAAAAGCATATCCCTGGTCTGTTGCTGGAACAATTCCTAGGCTAGAATTACCTTCCTCGTCTCGTTTGTAGCCAACAAGATAATCTCCAAAGCTCCAAGTGTTTGTTAAGAACCCTTCAACTTCTTTAAATTCTACCTTGATGCCAGTTTCGTATCTGTCATCTTTTTCGTTACCTACAGATAAAATCTTTCCAGACTTCTTATCGTAGTACACATAATGAGTTAACTTTAGATCAGATTTTTTCTTTTTCATTTGATATCATCTCTAATCTATTTAGAATTTTTTTTGACAAGAAACTTTTTTCTACATAATGAAACAGCTTTGGTTGTCGAATATTTCCAACAATTAATTCTCCATTGGAATTAAGAACGTATGGCACAGCATTTTGCCAAGTAGTTGGAATTAGAGGCCAACCTTGTATAGGTGACTTCATGTGTACAAACTCTATAGGACTTGTTTTGTCAATTACACTATTATAACTTAAAGTAATTTCAATTGCTATTGCTGCCGCAAGGTCCATACTTAACCAGTTCTGATAGCTTACTGGTGCAAACTTTGTATAACACCATTCCCAGTTATTGACTACAAATTCCAAGGCCTTATAAAATTCGTAAGCTGGATCAGTCTTCTTAAAATAGTGGCAGGCAAAATAAGGATTAGTTAAACCGTTATCTATAAATGCTCGCCTATGAACAGTGTCGGTTTCTATTGGTTCTAATTTATGATTTAAGATCCTTGAACAAAATTTTAAATCATAGTTACTACAGTATTTCCACCAATCACTGATATCATCTAAAAATAACATATCAGTGTCTAACACCATAGTTTCTTCATATGGGGTAACATGGAAAAACTTCCAACGATTGTCAGCTTTGTATTTTGAATCCTTTGATGAATCAAACCAAGGAATCTCAATGATGTTATCAAACACAGATCTGTATTTCTTAGGAACTTTTTCATTAGTCATAATACTAATGTCAGTAACTTCCTTTTGTGTATTCTTAATACTAAGGGCCAAAGCGTAGGCCTGCTCAACATAATTTGTTGATTTAGTATTTTCAGCATGTACTAGAAATCCTTTAGACACCTCTACCTCCATCAATGACCCTTGTCAGGCTGACTTTATTCATAACATGAACATCAATGTCCTGGACTTTGCCTGCAATATACTCGCCAAGGTGATTTTGTTTTTCTGCTAAAAATTTAACAACATTATTGTCTGCTGACACAAGTATATCTTTGTCAAGTAAGTATGACATTGTACCTGGAAGTTCAATTGCAAAGTCGCCCGACATCTTGCCATTCATAATATGTATTGCAATACTAAAGGCATAATCGTTTCTAAAAATAGCGTTTTCGATGTTATATAAAACTCTGAAATATAACCAGTTGTGCTTAATATAAGAAACAAGATCAAAGAACGCTTGAGTTAAAAAGTTTTTCTTAAAGACAAACACAGTTGCCCAGTAAAACGGAATTGAATATCCGTTTATTCTTTCAAAAGCAGAAGTATTCCTCCAACCTGCTAAGTCAAAACTTTTTTTATATATTTGGAAATTCTCATCTCGTTCTAAGGCGATTTTTAATACTGAAGAATTAATTAAGTAATCGCTATCTAAAACTAAAGTCTTATCATACGGGGTTAGATCGTAAGAACGATTCCTTGACAAATTCTTCCATTCTAATTTTCTAGACGAAAGTGTTCCATCATAGAATAACTTCTGGCCGCCTGTTTCTACCAAAGTTTCTATAACTTGATCAAAGGGGTGATCTGGATATGTTTTCTCAAGCCACTGAGGATTATCAGTTACAATGCTTACTGGAATATCTAAGAACTTTCTTACCCTGTCAGCACAATAAACAGCAAGTTTAGTATAATCAATGCCTGCGTTATTATGAGCAAAAATTAAAGCACCTGTGGTCATAACTGAACCATGTCTCCGATCTTTCTCTTAGATTTAATCTCAGCAAACTTTACAGAATATTCGTTCAACGCTGTCATGTATATAGACGTAATCTTATCGAAAAACTCTTTTACGTCTACAATAACTACAGGGAATGTATTAACATCAACAAATGGTACATCATGTGTGTACCCAAGATCTAGCATTGTTTTTGTGAAATTTATTAGCTCTGGATTAATCTTAAAGGTGCCACCGTTTTCGTAATAAACTAGCTTTTGATTAAATTCTTCTAAAACAATTCTTCGTTGATTTGAAAGTGTAGCCATGTAATTAGCTACAGCAAATGCTTTCTCTAATCTTTCATCCATAAATAAACCCCAAGTAGTATAGTATTTTATACTAGTTGGGGCTATGTTGTCAAGAGATTTGACTTTATGCTATACCGGTTGTACTTGCGCTCGGTTGCGGAGTTGAAACGTTATCACCAGTTGCTCTATAAGTTCTAACGTTGCTTACTAGTGTACCGTCAACCATTTCGTCAATACCAAATCCTGGATCAGGCAATGAAGGAGGAGCTGCCGAATCGTCCCACCAGTGAATCTTAAAGTCTGCTACATAGCCAAATGGTGCGGCTGATCTACGTGCATAGATAAAATATTTGTTAGCAGAGTATGCACCTGCTGGAGCATCTTTTTCAAATATCAATTCATAGCTGGTTCCAATTTCGTACCAACCGTTAGTGCCAATGTAATCAGCAGTACCAGTACAAGTTACACCAGTGTAGTTAAAAGCAATAGTGCCCATACTACTGAGCATTGTTGTCCAAGTAACATTCTTTAATCCTGCAGATCCGCCTGAGCGAGCAGAACTAAACTCTATTTGACCGCCTGCGTTGAAAAAGTATCGAGCCGCATCGTCTGAAACAAAATTAACTGTAACTGTTTGTTCAATTCTACCGTTCCATGTAGAAGTTCTAACCTGCTGTGTAACTAAGTCTGCTCTTGTGGCTTGGTTAGCTGGAGGAGGTGCTGTTAAACGTGCAGACTCTGCATCATTAGCCATTGCTAGATAAGCCGCTCTCCAATCTTCTCTAACTTGTTTTGCGGCTGTAGCAATTGGAAGGTCTGAGCCAGCAACGTAACCAGCTTCGCCCGGAGCTTTTGAACCAATATCAACACCAGTTTGGTGCTGTCTAGCTCTAATAATATCGCTACGTAGATTATTCCATTGGGCCGCAGTAATTTTAGAAAACTGACCTACTTGGTTACTTGAAAGACTTTGTCCATAACCAGATGTTCCAGACCCAGATCCCATAACCAAAGCAATTTTACTTTGTATTACGTTATAATCATTAGCAATAATTAATGTATTTTGACCAGCCATTTGATGTCCTTAATATCTACGCACTTTATTTATCTATTATAAAATCACACATTCTACTAGTTTGACCCCAGTATCATCGCTTGATTCTAGTGCAATAGCAAAAACATCATTAGCGTGTGGAACTCCGGCTACGGCAGTTCCGTTATTCGAAGCAATTAAACGCTGTCCTTTTCTTACAGCACCTGTAACTTTAACAGGAACACGACCTTTTAGAGCAACTGGCTGTCCAACTGCATCCTTGTTCATTAAATACGCAGGATTTGCAGAAATAGCACCTAATGCTCTGTCACCGTACTTACATGCAGTTACTTCTTTTTCACCGCCTACTGATACTACTGTACCAACTTCGTATTCTGCATCAGTAGCATATACTTCTGCTAAGTCAGCATAGTTAGCGGCTGTAGCTGTACCAACAAAGAATGTAGCTTTTACTGCACCTGGCGTAATTGTTACACCACTAATGACTTCAGCATTGGATGTTCTAACAACAACTGTTCCTGGGCCTGCTTCTACACTGGCAGTTCTATAATCGTCAGCACCAACTTGTAGTGTATTTGCTCTAGTTGCCGCACCGTTAAAGGTTACAGCATTAATTGTTTTGAATCTAAGAGCACCAGAACCAATATCTGTAGCATTATCAACGCCTGGCAGAATATCGTTACCTACTAACTGTAGTGGAGTTCTTGTAGCTTGGCCAGATGTTACTTGGAATTTGATTGTGTCGTTTAACTGGTTTTGAATTACAGGGAAAGTGTTTATACCAGATGTGCTGTTAAACACACGTAAACGAGGTGTATCGCCTACAGTAAATCCTGCGTCTGAGAAATTAACTAGGCTGTTAAAAACTGCTGAACCTTTCTTAACGAAATCACTTGCAGGATCTCCGCCTAATCTGTCTGAGTTAGTAGCAGTACCAAAGAATCTATGGTTTGCTGTATTTTGTGTTACACCGTTAGCATCACTGTAAGCAAGTGTAATACCTTGTTTAATCTGTGTAAATCCGTTAATAGCACTAGTATTTGTATCTAATGTAAATGACTGATCAGTGCTAACAACAAAAATTGTTTGTCCGTCAACTACTGCTTCAATAATTGCGTGACTTGCACCTAATGTATCTCTAACAGATCTAGAACGCATTTGTGTTGTCTGTGACCCTGCAACACCTTGTGGTCCTACTAGAATATAAGTTGCGCCATCCCATGTATAAAGTTGTTTGTTTTGCGTATCAAACCAAAAATCGCCAACAGTTAAACCTGTTGGAGCACTTGCACCAATCTCGGCGCCACCAGTTGTACGGAATTTAGCACCATCATAAAACTTTAACTTACTGTTGCCGCTGTCATACCATAACTGTCCAGGCAAAGGGCGTGGAGGCTGTGTAGTATTAGCAAAGTTTTCTAGCAAGAACAAGAAGTTCTCGTTTTGAACTTCACCGTAACCTGCATAGTTTTTACCGATCAGCTTAAGATCAGTTGTGCTATCAATTGTACCATCAGCGATAGTAGCAATGACTTGTCCGTTATATCTGTTAATGGTATATGGCATTTTACTCTATTCCTTGTCCTTGTATTTATGCTATTTTGGATTGTTATTACAGTGGGTTAAATATCGCTTTGATATGTCCAAACTCCGCTAATTAATCGATATTCTTTGGCTATACTTACGTCTATACACCATACTCTTAGGTAAGTGTTTTCTTCAAAGTCTGCAGGTCTAAAGATTTTAGCTAAAATTGTAGCGCCTAGTTGGGCATTTGTAAGTGTACCTAAGTTTACGGATAAACCTTGCGGTGCGCTTCTTACTTTAAAATTAGTGTAACCTATAGGCGTTGCATCAGTATTGGCATAAGTTGTTGTTGGTGCGTTGTTAGCGTCTACTTCGTATAGCAAATTACTAATCTTTGAAGAACTTACGCTGATTATACCGCCATTTTGCGGTGTTAAAATTATATCACCAACACCACCACCTGAACTAATATGTGAAATAACATTGTTATTAATGTTGATGTTATCAACTTGCAGTTGATTTAATGTTCCAATATTGTTCAAACCTAATGCACTTGTTACAGTATTACCTAGTGCTGTTTGACTTAGTACTTCAAAGTTGTTAATCTTATAAACTTTGCCGGAGACTAAATTGATGTTTTCACTTGAGTTCCAAGAAGCAGTTGAACTACCCCATGTAAATGTTTTATCTACATCTGATCCTGCTTCAACACTAAATCCTGCACCATCTGCTGTTGAGTTTGACGGACTTGTAACTTTTGCTAGCTCGATTAACTTATCTTGAATCTCAACATTTGTTGTGTTAACTGTTGTAGTAGCACCTTCAACTGTTAAGTTTCCTCGAATTCTTGTGTCACCTGCAACATCAAGCATAGCTGTTGGTGCAGATGTATATAAACCAATTCTTTGATTAGCGGCATTGATGAATAAACTTGGCTGTAGACCGTTACTATTAAAACTTTGAATGACAAAGTTTTGATTTATAATGTTTGAGTTTAATTGTAATGCGTTATTTGCAAATTTAAATTCGCTGTTTTGACTAGTTCCTAATACTAACGGTGTTGAATTTAATATTCTTATACTACCATTAGCAACAGTAAATCCGTCTGCTGGGTCAACTTGTAAGAAACTTTGTGCAGTTTTTAAACTTCCATCTTCAGCAACTAAAGAATCTGCTTGGCTTGCAGGCGCATTAATTTTAATTCCAGAATATGCCGCTGTAAATCCTATCTTAATGTCTCCAGTGAATCCTGGAATAGGACTTCTAGGAGTAAAAGCAGATGTACTAAAGATACCTATTAGTACTTGTCCAACATATAAAAACAAAACTGTTCTATTAATGTCATTTGAATCAATAACATCATTAACTTGGAATCCGCTAATACCCTGTTGTGCTGTATAGATAGGACCTGCTAAAAGATTTGCGGCTCCATCATTAAAATACATTTGCTGTCTAGCACTGTCAATCCAGATATCGCCGGCAGCAATACTACTTGGAATTGTTGAACTTACAATAGTCCCGCCTGATACTTTAAAACCAGTACCGTCGTAAACTTTTAAACGCCCTTCGCTAGTATCATACCATAGCTGACCCTGTAAAGGTCTGTTAGGCTGACTAGTATTAGCAAAGTTTTCTAATATTTTGATAAAGTTTTCATTAAACAACTCGCCGTAAGTTGTTGCATTTTTACCAACAAGGGTAATATCTGTTGTTACTTGATCAATTGTGCCGTCAACAACTTCTGTTAAAACGGATCCGTCAGTTTTATTGATAATGTAACTCATTAGATAACCCCAGTAAAGATAATGTAGTTGATAGTTAAGTACGGATTCATAGCATTAAATGGCTGTCCAATCTGTGAAGAAATAACGCTACCGCTGTTTCTTAAACCAGAACCAGAACCAGATGCGCTACCTAATCCAGCTTCAGCTAAACTATCAGGACCAGCACCAGGTAAACCTGCGGCATAGTATTGTGCAAGTCCGCTGTTTAAATTGTGTTTGTGATCTGGTAAGTTACTAACTTCAAGAGTTTTATACTCACCAGTATTAGTACCAGCACCTAATGTATCAGCAACTACATCAGTAACACGGTTAGCACTGCCGCCGCCTGCTGGTATTTGAATTGTTGGATCGTCTTTATCAGGAACAGTATTAGTGTTATCCATGTTATCACGACCAAGTGGGAATCTACCTCTAAAGTCAGGGAGAGCAAATGTTGCTTTTCCTCTTAACTCTGCAGGTGTCTTATAAATGTAACCGATTACTGCAAACAAGTCCGGATAGTCACCAATAACTAATTCTGATCCATCGCAGAACAAGTAACCCGCTGGAGGTGTTGGGCCAGCATATGGAAATATTGCACCAATAGGTACAATAGGAATATTCTTAATAAAGTTCTGCTTTGATACTTGTCTTAGACCAGCTCCCTCTCTAAAAACTAACAATCTGTCAGTTAATAAGGAGTCAGTAGTTGATGTTTTTCCAGTAATAATGTCAGCGTTGACAGTAGTTTGGAAAATTTGATATCCCGAAGGACTTCCTGTTTGAGGTAACTGTCCGTCAAATACTATGTCTTCGTCACTAGAAATATCGCCACGGATTCTAAATCTTGTAGGACTTGCTAGTTTTGCGGCAGATCCTGTAATATCACCGGACAATGAACCAGTAAATGCTCCGTTGAAACTACCAACAAAGCTCTGTGCATATATGTTACGGAATCTTCTTGTAGCTGTACCTAAATCATATAAATCAGTTGCATTGTTCGATCCAGGAACAATAACTGATCCCGCAACTGGATTTCCATTTTCATCTAAGTTGTTAAAGTGAATTCCGCCGTTGACTTGAATATCTCCGCCAAACTGGGATTGTTTAGCAACACTTAGACCGCCATTAGTTGCGATACTTCCTACTCCTAATGCTGTTGCATCAGTTGTTCCTTGAACTATCAAGTTACCATCTGTAATAATATTTCCTGCAACGTCAAGCGCCTGCTGAGGATTAGTATTATTAGGACCTAATCCAATAAAACCGTTTGCATCTACGTGGATTGCAGTAACAGTTGTACCAGCATTGTTTAGTTTTACTTCAAAATAACTGCCGCTGGTCTTAGAATAAAGTACTGTTGAGTTAGCGTCGGTTGAAATATTAAAACTAAGATCGCTACCAATACTTAGACCTGCGTTGTTACGAATGTTCAACGGAAAGTTTGTTGTACTTGATTGGTCGCTTCTTAAGAAATTACTTGCGGCAACCTCTGATCCATTAATTACCAAAGAGTCTGCTCTGCTAGCTGTACCCCAAAACTTAGTCGGAGCAGTAGAACTTGTAGCATCAACTGTACTTAAATTAAGTCCTTGTCCAATATTTTGAAATCCTGCAATAGCAGTCTTTGGTGTAAATGATGCCTTGCTAAAAATTGCAATTCTGTTGTTCTCAGAAAAGATTGTAACAACATTATGATCAACGTTTGATGTATCTGTTATTGTTTCAATGTCTGGGCCAGTCTTAAGTCCAGAACTAAATTGAGGTCCAACTAATAACCAGTTAGATCCAGAGTAGATATATAACTGTTGATTGTTTGTATCTACCCAGAGGTCTCCCCTTAGACTTGATGCAACAGAAGGCTCACTTGAAGACTTCTTTACAGTGCCTGCCGGTGTCCATGTTGTTCCATCAAAAACTTTTAATAGGTTAACACCTGCGCTGTTATCGTACCATAACTGTCCTTGTACTGGATTAGGTGGAGGTGTATTTCTTGCAAAATTTTCTAGCAAGTGTAAAAAATTTTCTGCAATAACAGGTGCATAACCTGCATAGTTCTTTCCTGGGAAAGTTAAACTTGTTTCTGTGTTAAGACTTTGGTCCTGTACAGTTAAACTTGGCTTTGCAGGATTTGTTGTTTCGGTAAATCTAACTTGGTATGCCATTTATTAAACTCCTGCAAGGCCTGTTAGACTCTGTATTCTTACAGTATAGTCAATTTGAATTAATCTGTTTAAAGACTTTTGCACAGGATGAAAGATAACGTGTGTTAACAATAAACTTTGTCCTGTAGTACTATAGCTCTTTAAACCTAATTCGTCAAAAATGTAAGGACTGTTAGAGTCGTTGCTATTATCAAATGCTTGTTGTCCGCTAGGCTCACCGTAATCTAGTAAGCAAGTTACAAATACATCAGTATAGTTTGTACCAGTTACGTGACGAGCTTCAATAAAATTTCTTGTTGGATCAGTATTATTGCTTGATCTGTCATCAACTACTTTAGAATATGTTTGATTGTACAAGCTGGCGTTTGAACCTGTGCTGTTAGGAGTTAGATATGTAATAATACCTGTAGGATCAACTGCTGTTCCGCCGTTACCAAAAGCCATTTCGTAGATAAAACCCTGGCCGCTGTTAGCTAAACTTTGAGCTAACGCTATACTCATATTCTCATAATGGATAGCATTACGCTTGTTTATATAGACTTCAGCAGATACGGGATCCCATATCTTAATATGTCCTTCTACGTGTACGCCTGTGACTTCTTTACTCTGCATAGTAATCTCTCTTTATTCTATATTTATCAAGCAATATAATGTGCTAGTTTTATAATTTTACCAAGTTCCTGCGGCATGCGGTGTTCTTTTCCAAATATCTGCTACTCCATCAGTGTAAGTAGTTGTGCAATAGTAAATGTAACTAGCATCTATAGCTACCATACCAGCAGTATCCCCTGCAGATCCTTTACTTGTTGCAGGAGTTACGCTAGTTGTTGGGAACTGCATACGCCCTTGTAAATTAAATTTCCATTCGTAATCAGGATCGTATCCAATACTATCGCTATTGCCCACAGCGATAATTACTGAAGAGTTATGATTCCCCCCTATTTCTACAGACTTAGTATAGAATCTACCAACGTAAACTCTGCCATCTTGTGACTGTCCAGGATCGGCAAATCCTTCTGGACCGCGTCCAAACCGGTATCCACCTGAAATATAAACGTCACCGCCGTCACTACTTAATGCATCGTTGTTTGCAGGGCCGCCACTAACATAAACATTTCCGGACGGCGTGCTACCGCTCGACTTGCCGCCTGTTATAGTAACGTTGCCACCTTCGCCGCCAAAGGAAGTTTTCTTATTTTCTCCACCTAGGATGAATACTGATCCTTGATCATTTACAGAACTATTGTAGAGATCAGAACCACGAATATAAATGTTTCCGCCGGCGCCGAGTTGAGAACTTCCAGCTTGGAGTGTTACATTTCCGCCGTCTGTACCGCCTAGTTCGTCTTTTCCTCGAATAGTTATTGAACTTGGCCCAGATATTAATCCGGTGCTAACAATTAGTGCATCAGTTGCTGGATCGGTGCTCAGGGTAACAGTAATGACATCTAACTGCGCTTCGTACCCATCTATAAAAGATTGTGCCGATGCTATCTGTGACTGATACCCAGCTATCTGACCTAGTAATATACTACGTTGTCCTAGTAACACACCTATTTGAGACACTGCTTGATTATAAAGCGGATTTGAAGGGCCTTGGCTAACAATTCCTTCCCAGTAAAGTAATTGATTGTCAATTGACGTAACTTGTTGTTGTAACGGATCTATTAATGCCTGACGACCTGCAATATAAGATTGTAACCCTGTAATGCTTGATTGAATTGCTGTTGGGTCGCCAGTTAGTGTTAAATTGCCCGGGAATGTTGTAGACTTATCAGGATTAAATACCCACTGTGTTGGAGTACCGCTATTTGCATCTAGTGAAAATACAACACCGCTTGCACTAACCCATAGAGCATTTCTAGTAACTGAACTGTCAAAAGGATCATCTGCTGGTCCGTTGTTAGCCCAGTTTAATTCTGGACCTCCATTACTGCCATTGTTAAACCCTGCAATGATCATAGGATATGAGCCAGGTGTTGAATTAATCCACGACGTGCCAAGCACTGTCTCAGGAAGTGTTAACACACCTGCGTGATTAAAGTTCCAGAACTTTATATCATTACCGTCACTGACAACAAGACTTGCTCCAGAATCTCCAACAAGGACTTGAGTATTTTTAGTCGTAGACGGATTCTCAATATCAAGAGCCCAACGAAGTATTAAATTATTATTAGGAACAGTTCCGTTGTCCCCTGCTAGAAGAGTAAAATCACCACTGGATACTAATGTAGCATTTAAACCAGACCCCACTAAATCAATCATCGAGTCGCCGTTAACTAAAGCACTGGCAACACCTAACGATACACTAACGACTCCATCTTGATTTACAGTTAAGCCTGTTCCAATTTTAATTCCACCAAGGACGTTTGAACTAGCAGTTGGAAGAGTGTAAGGCGATGCAACAGCAGATAGTGTACCAAAATTGTCAATAGTTAAGTTGTCGCCAACTCGGATGCCGCCAAGGGTATTATTTGTAGCAGTTGGCAGTGTGTAAACCTGTGCGGTAACTACACCATCTTGGTCTATGTTTAAACCAGTTCCAAGTTTAATTACACCAAACTCTGTTGGGGAAGCAATCTTAGAAGATACAGTTACCTGCCCGGAAGGGTTGCTTATTGCAATTCCGCGGCCTGGTAATAGTGTATTGACAATAGAAACAGGAGTGTTGCCATCGCTAGTTAATGCGTTATACAATTCTGTAAAGTTTGCATTAATCTTTTGCGCTCCTGTTCTTAATGGATCTCCAGTTCCGTCGTTTATTGTAGATCCTAAATTAATTAACTGCTTTGCCATATTTCTTATCCTTGGTCGAATGTGCTTCCTGTAGAATCAAAGCTATTTCCTGTACTGTCAAAAGTACCCGGGGCTTGTCCTATATTTTCATATTTACCTATACTTGTGTACCATACACCCGGTGCGGCTTTTAAGAAGTTAGCTATCTTACTGTTATCATCTAAAATGTTAACATCACCGTCCCATGCTACGCCCGTTCTCTTAACAACTGTGACTCGAGTTCCAAACTCTAATCTGTTTGTTAATCGTAACTGTTTGTTTACTGCATCAACAGCAAACTCTGCATCCATTTGAACATCGCCTTCTGGACTATCTGGGTAGTTGTTTACATGCACCATGTAAGGCTTCTTCTTCAAACGTATATTGCCGATGAAGAATACCCAGTTAGCCTTATCGTTCTCAAATGACGTTGTGCTTGTATGATCAGCAACGCATCGATAAGTGTAACTACCAATCTCAACAATATCATCAACTTTGTAGTCGACATTTGATTCCCAACTTAGAGTTGTGTAACCGCCAACAAATACTTCGATATCGTTGGCTTGTCTATAACCTGCTGGTATAGTTGATGTGAATCCTTGTGTGTAGGTCCAGTTTGTTGCTGGATCAACTCCAGTAGCTGGGTCCATTGGAATAAATGTTAGGGGAACAATATTAGTACCATCAGATTTAATTTGCTCAACTATCGTAGTCTCAGTGTAAGGAATAGTCTCCGAAGCTCCGATATCTTGAACAAAGCTACCTGCTGGGTGTCTTTCTGGAACACCTGTACCTAATGTACCTCTTCTTAACTGTCCTAAAATGTTTCCATTCTTAGTAAAGTACTCAATACGTTCACCTCTAATTTCAATAATACCAGGCTTGTTGTTTTGAATGCTTGGTAGGTCAAAATTAGTTGCGTCTTCGACTTCAATAGTTGTGTCAGTATAATTAAGAGCTTTTACTAGCTTAGTTTGTTTATTAGCATTTAATCTCTTATAGTGTACTCTATTGAGCATGTCTTTAAATTGCATGTAAGACACACCTTGTCCTAGAGGTTTGCCGCCAAATGTTATAATACCAAACTCGTCGGCAGTTTCAGGATATGCAGACAACTTGATGCTAGATTTATCTTCATTTAATTTATAATCAACGCTAGGTGTTAATAACTTACCATTCTTTGTTACTAGCACATAGTTGTCATCAAGTACTGGTCTGTCAAGAACAATAACTCCTCCAGATATGCCTCTGTAAGTGTAATACTCAGGAGTATCGGGAGTTATTACCAAGTTAGACGATACGTTAACTGCTGTTCTTTGTACGTCAAGAATATCGTGTTTATAAGAGCTAATAACTTCAATTTGATCAGCAAGAGTGTATGCTCTTGAGAATTCAATCTTTGGAGTTGTTCCAGAAATATACGAGTATTCTGCATCCTTTCTAACACTTACAACTAGTTCTTGATTTAGATATTTCTGGCGAATTGACTGTGTTATCTTAACAGTAACTCCGCTGATATCTATAGTATAATCAATGCCAGTTCTTAACAAGTCACCGCCGGCATATACAAATACTTCATCACTTGATAAGCTGTAAGGTAAGAACTTTGCTGGATCAATATTGTAGTTTACTCGTGTTCCGGTAATCTTAAAGTAACTGTTGTTTGGTCCTCTTAGAATTTGCTGGCCAACACGAACAATCATATTAGATTCAGTTGGTAAACTATCTCCAACAATGTACTCGAGGTCATATAAATTAGATCCGTTACCTTGGAAGCGTTCTGTTTTAGTTAGGGAATAACTTTGTTCAGTTCCGCTAACTATTACATAGTTAATAATTGCTCCGTTTGATGGAGGAACACTAAAGTATAACCCAACTCTGTTAGGACTATCGTAACTTGAATCTGTTTTAAATATTCCCGGAGTGCCTGGTTCTGCAGGAAGACCGTTAACATATACAAGATAGTTAACTGGCTGTACCCATGGCGCTCTTGTTACAAATTCAGTTTGAACTCCGTCACCAACAAAGTAATCTAAATCAAGTACGCCAGAGCCGTTAAAGCCAAAGCTAAACACAGATACAACTTTGCCACTTGAAGGAGCTGTTAAGAACTTAATCAGTCTGTTAGGATAATCAACAACATAGTCAATGCCTAATGTAGAAATAATTGACTCGTTTGACAATTCTCCAGTGTTAGGATCTCGAACACCTTCTGTAGTTTTTACAATTACTGCTGTTGGTGTGTTTGGTTGTTGTGTGATTAAAAAGTCTGTGGTTACACCGTCTGCAACATAACTATCAACTTTAAGACTTGCACCGCCTGTGCTTAGTCTATCATAGACCTTAATAGCAACTGCATCAACAACTTGCCCCGGAACAACTTCTTCTGTTGCTGGACTGCTTGTTGGAGTAACAAACCCATCGCCGTCAACAAGAATGTCATCTGCGGCTAAACCGGTTGCTGATGAATAAGCTAAATTGCCACCTGACAGTGCTGTGTCGTAGTCGTCTTCTTGTGGGCTAATAGAACCGTCACTTGTGCTCTTACGCCATATAAACTGATCACCTGCATCTACTTGATAGGTATTTGGTATAGTAAATGTCTTGTAGGTAGGATCGATCTGACTGTCTGGTATTCCGTTAGAGACCGGAGTTTGCATAATAGCTGTGTCATTTAAGACAGGAGGTAAACTATCTACAACTGCCTGAGCCGCTTGGACTTCAAGTTCTTTTGCGGCTTTGTCGGTTAAGTTGTCTGCAATTTCTTGATCTTTATCATCTAAGTCTTGTTCTTGCTGTGCAATCTCAGCTTGTTTATTTGGAATAGATGTATTTGTTAAGACATTGATTTGGCTTACTGTCGGTGCATATAAAGGATCGCTAGGTGTTAGACCAGCAAGAACAATGTTTAATGCGTTAAGTTCTGACTGAAAATCAAATAGCTCATCATTTAATGTTTCTAATGTAGATTCAATGACTGCTTTTTCATCTAAAAGAACAGCGTACTGGCTTATAATAACTGCTAGCTCTGATTCCTTTGTATTTAAAGTTTGAACTGCAACTCCAGTTACATTATAGTTTTCGTCATCAAGCCTAATAGGATCAAAGTATGCAGTTATAGTTAAAGTGTTTCCAACTGGGATCGCTTCATTTAAGAATACAGTACCGTTAGGATTAATCTGACAATCTGTTGGATCAACTAATACTCGACTAAATGTTGCGGTTGCACCAGCTTTAATTGCTTTGTAAACAATTTGATCTAATGTAATTTGATTTGTATTAGTGTTAATAGAAACAACTTTTGTGTTTAGTGCAAAGGTATTAACTGTTGTAAAAGTCATTGACCCACTTGCAGTTGTTACTGGTACTGCAGGGCCGCCTGGTGTGAGTCCAACAGTTATATTATTTCCAGAAATACTTCTTACGTAATATGTACCTGCTTCTAATCCGCCAAAACTTGTACCTTTAATTCTTATTTGTTCGTCTATAACAAGTCCTTGGCTGCTAGACAATGTCACTAGGTTACCAGATTGAATAGTATTTGTAACGGTTCCGTTTGGTTCTGTAATAGTAACAATATCTCCAACTGCTACACCTGTAACGTTTGTTAATGCAATTACATCACTTCCTAAAACATTAGGACTTGATGTACTATTAAAGGATTTAACTGTAGAAACAGTTACGACCGGAGGATAAACATTATTAATATTAAAATTGTAAATCTTTGTAAATCCATCGCCGTTAAACGTTTCAACGTTTCTACTAATATGATAGACGTTCATTTTTGTTCCAGATTCTGGAACATATGGTATTACAAAAGAATGTGTATTGGCTGCTACGGTAACAATATAATCGTCAAATGTTCCGTCAAAACTATCCCATCTATCTGAATAGTATCCAACACTTCCCCATCCTGAACCAACATCAAATCCTAATCCGTTGATGTTTACGCCACCGTAGTCAACACCTGTCATTAGTTGAGCTAGATCTTTTCCTAACTCTCCAGTAGCAGGATCATAATAATATTGAATCCTGTCGGCTGCATTTAGTAATGACCAGTCTTTAATATAGTTAACAACAATAGTTGAACCATTTGCTGGCGCAACATCAAAGGTTATAGTACCATAGTAGCTAGTGTATCCTTTGGTAGTTGTCTTAGCGATTGCAAGTTTATAATTTGCTCTAAGTGCTTCAACTCCATTTATAGTAACAGAAGACTTACCAATTTTAACATCAGGAGCCCATGTTAGTGGGAACTGTAATCTTGAACCAGTTCCTGTAAATGTTTGTGTTTCTTCAAGTCTGTTAATAAAATACTTTTGTGTAATTCTATCAAACTTAATCTTAACAGTGTTTGAACGAACTTTACCGTTACCTATAATAGCAATCGCCTTGCCTGGAGTTCCTCCATCAACTAGTCCGCCTTCAAGGACAATTTGAGGAGCCGCTAAGTATCTTGAACCTTGAGAAATTACAATAATTCTAGCAACTCTGCCGTTAGTTATAAAAGCTCTGGCTACTGCGCCGGCGCCTGTATCGCTAACAACTCGTACTACAGGTTCTGACTTATATCCAACACCGCCATCGGTGACTTCAATTGACAATACAGAATAACCAATGTTGTCATACCAATGCTTCCATGGATACTCTAAAATTTTATTATTGTCAGCTTGAATTAAACCATTTGAAACTGTTGTGTTAATAGGTAGAATCTTGTCATTCTCAAATACTGGCATTAAATCAAAGTCAGTAGTTGATACTGGACTGTTGTCTAGTTTATCATAAACTGAAACATATTCTCTAACTTGTGTTCTATAAGGTTTAACTTCGTTAATATAATCTTCAAAGTTTGAAAGATTGTCATTATTGTAAGTAACTTTTTGCTTGAGGTTACCAACATTATGCGTTGCCTTAACAAAACTTGTTTTGAAAATCCAATCAACATAGTTTTGTTCACTAAAGACATAACGCACAGAACTAAAGAATAAATTTAGATAATCTTGTTTGAGAGAATCGATTAAGATATCTTGTTTAAGAGAGTTAAGAATAATTCGCAACTCTATCGATGCTGAATTATCAAATATACCAGCATCGTATAATGACGCATCAAAACCGTACTCACTGTTTGAGAAATTGTACAGATTGTCAGAGAATTGAATTGTTCCTTTCTCCCTTCCGACAACTTCATAGCTTTGAGTCCAGTCAACGCTTGAAGAATCTGCATATTTCCTCAATAGTACCCATGTGCCTAAATTAGTTGTTCTAATCTTAACTAATTGTCCAACTTTTGATTCTAGTGAGTTTAGATCAACAAATGAGTTTACAGAATAATCAATAGATGTGAATTCGTTGTAACCAGTTGCATACCAGTCTACATAACTCCAATACTTTCTTACATCGTAAGCCTGTGACTGTATTCTTGACCAAACTTGTGTAGTTGGTTCATAGGCATATATGCTCCAGTTTCCTTGAGCAACTGAATCACTATGGACTAAAACAGAATAATTTCTAACTGTCACTATAGTGTTTGCATCATAACCGTAACCTGGATCAATTACTGTTGCACCAGTTATTTCACCTCTATTGTTAATTACGGCTCTAACTTTTGCACCAGTACCTGTACCAGTTATAGTAAAGTAAGGTGCTACTAGGTATCCGCTACCTCGTTGTACAATAGTTAGGTCAACAATTCTTCCATCAACAATAACTGGTGTAACTAAAGGTTTCTCGTATGTACCAATGTTAGCAAATCTTAGTTCTTCATCAGTATCAACTGTAGAATCATAAAGACCTGTAATTATTGAAGGCTCTTGTTCAAACACATCGATATTTGAAATATCTCTGTTTTCAACAATTAGTTCATTAATTAAGACTCTGTTAACTTGTTCTATGACTTGTTTTAGTGCCTCAAATCTATTAACAAACATTCCTTGACGAGGTCTAGCTTCGATACCATATTTTAATTTTGGTGCTAGGGCAGGATCAGGAACTAAGCGACCTGCTGAGTCTTTACCGCATAAGCTATCAAACCATTTTTGTTCAATAAAGTCTGGAATGTCAGTTTGTGTATTGTTACTGATAATCTTCCACTGACTGTGAACTGACTTGTCAGTCTTAGAATTAATCCAATATTCGATTGATAGTACAACATTCTTGTCTTCGAGTAATGGTTTTACGTTAACTAAACTAAAAGAATTAGATCCTGTTAATGCAAGGTATCTGTAACCGTATCCTCTTGGGTTTTCAATTAGATCAATTACGTCTTGAGCAGATATTGTCCTATTAGGATTGTTTGGAACAGTCCTCTTATTCTTAACCCAGTAGTAATATGTGTTTTTAAACGATTTGCTTATGTTATCATATTTTCTAACTAAACCGTAGACATTGTTACCGTATAACGATGTTCCACTTATTCCTTGTGCAATCCCTTCCTCAGTATCAGCTAATGCATTCCACTGATCAGGTAATAGTGAAGATTCAACCCATTCATAAACATCAACTGTTGCTCCTGGATACATTGTATTCCATGTACTGTTTCTGTAAACTAAGTCAGTATCGTGGCTATCAAAAAACTTAGTTGTTCTTAAGTCCCACCATAGTGTTCCAACTTGTGGTTTAGACCACGCCATACCCGGATCAACATTTACTTGATCAGTACCAGATGAATACACTGCTGGATCGTAGAAAGTCTTATATTTTATTTCTTGGTCGGCAGGCCCTGGAATCTTACCTTGTGTTGGATCAACTACATCAAGATATGTTATTAACTTGTTTGTAACTTTATTGTATAAGAAAGCTCTCTTGACACTCTTAAGGTCAACACGGTTGCTTTCTTGATGTTTAATTGACCAGCTGGTTACACCAATACGCTTCTTATATTCGTGTACTCGGCCAGATCTAACTCCTTGATCGAGCGCATATGGAGCTCCAACTAAAATTTGATCGTTGCCAACTGCTAGGCCTGTACTATAACCAGTAGTTATATCTCCACCGTTAAGTAGGCTCTCACTGAAAATCCATTTTGTGCTGTAACGGTCATATATGTCAATTCTTCCGCTGTCTTCAGCTTTATCTAATAATTTTGTTAGATCATTATCAAATGTTGTACTACCGGCATCAAACAATGTTTGAATAAAGCTGTCTGATCCTTGACTATAGACAACGATTGTTTGGAAGTCATTCATGAACTCTACTTTAGTTCCAAATAGTTCAGCAGTTTCGGGGTCTTTGTTTAGTAGAGTTTGATAGAATTGATAGGAAGTTCCGTTGTACTGATATACATTTACGCTACCTTGGTCAATCTTTTCTCCGTCTGCGTAAATTGACGATATTGCAAGATATTCTCCTGCATCAGAAATTGCTAGACTGTATCCAAATTGAGGATCAGCACCGTCAATAGTTTGTGCTAGTGTATAAGATCCGTTGTTTGCTTGAGAGTAAACAAAAACTTTACCGTTAGTATCTAGCGCCGGTGCTGAAATTACTAACTTAGAATAATTAGCACTCATAACCATTGATTTACCAAACTGACTCTTAGCTACTACAGTTGGAGCCAATGTATTAGTTAAATCGTATCTCCAAGTTGTAACAATAAATTCTAAGATGCCCGATGGTTGACTGTCAGGCGCGGCACTTAACACAATAGAATTATTAGCAGAGTTTACTTGAGCAACATATTGATTACTACTAAAACCTTGACCTCTTACAAACATGCCTGGTTCAATTCCAGTAGTGCTTGATAGCACAATAGTAGTTCCAGAACTTCCTACTGGGTTGTAAGATGTTGATGCTCTAACAATAGTTTGATATGTTAGTCTGTAAACCTTGCCGGTATCGTTTGCGCTTCCCGGAACGCCAATAGCACCAACAAATAAAGTGTCTTTACCAAAAACTAGACTTTGACCAAAACGTTCTCCTAAGGCTGGCTCAGGGCTTAAAATTGTTTCGACTAATGAGAAAATATTACTTGAATCTTTTCTGTATATAGAAACCACACCTTGTTCGCCAACATCTTCAATTGGATCATATAAGTTAGAATTTATTCCAGTTGGATCAACCGGAATGTATGGTGTTTCTTCCCAGTAAACAACAGCGTTTCCAGATACAGTAACACTGGTAATAGGACCGACTGAGCTAACTCCGGATATAGACGCAACTTTGATTATTAAGTTATTAGCAGGTGCTGTTCCGCCTAATGATGAACCAAGCACTCTAATTTCATCGCCAATTGCATAACCAACACCGGCATTAATAACGGTAACTGTATAGTCAGAATTTTCAGCTAAAACATTAAATGTTGCTCCAGCACCGTTGCCAGAAATGTTAGTTCCAGATACACCATTAAATGTAAGAGTAATAACAGCAGGATCTTTTGCACCAACATTTGATACACCAGGCCCTGAATTTAATTTAGCCTTGTAGTACTTAGAATTTTTTACAACAATATCATCTACTGAATAGTTAGTAGAGTTACTCCATGAATACTTATACTTGCTACATACTTTTGAAGCTCTAGGTGTGCCTGATGCTAACCATTGTCCGTCTTCAGAGATTGCAATAACATCACCAGTAAATTCTTTAGGTGTAGGATTTGAATTTCCTTCGTCTTTAGAAATAAATGGTGCTGTAATTGTCTGACGTTGAATCCAAGGTTGGGCATAACCAGCCTTATCATAGATAATAATGTCACCAAAATTAGTAGACACAGCTGACAAGTTTCCTTGGCTGTTTAGAAGAATTCTTCTTCCGTAACCTAAGCCGTCTTTAGGTGCAGTGTTGATAACTTCGTCAATATGGTAAGCAGGATTATATTCCCAAGTTGCCCACTTTCCGCTTCCGTTATCGTCTGTCCATAATAATTCACCTTGATTTAACACCTCGGGGATTACAGTATCTGCAGAGTCAATTGATGGAGCTCTAGAAGTTACAAAGTAAGCAAGATTAATGTTTTCCTTATCTTTACTTGTAAAAGTATATTTTGAAACAGTTGTATCAACTACTATTGTTTTTAAATTAACACTTTTAACCTTGTAAAATCCTTTGATAGCTTCAACATGATCAATACCTATAATCTGTCCAACTTCAACTGGAGAATTTTTAGATAAAGTTATTGTTAGTTCTTTATTAGCATACTCAACATTTAAAACTTTAACTTTAAGATTAGAGAATCTATAGACATTCCATTCTCTACCTTCAAATCCAACCCATACATGATCACCGTCAAGGAAGTCTGAAATATTTTTTATAAGAACATCGTCAAACTCTTTTAGTGTATATTTCACTTCGCTAGATCTTACATAACCTGGAGTTCTTAGATAAGGAATATAATTCTTAACAACAGGCCATGGATTGCTATTGTAACCAATTGGCGTTACATAAATGTCATTTGGTGTTTTTCTAATGATAAAATCAGCTTTTGATGTATCAGCTTCTTTTACTAGCTCAAACCCTTGAGGGTTGTTTTTAAACTCTGCTTCATCAAGAACAATTTCAATATTCTCAAAAGCCGCATTAGCACCGTACTGACCAACACGAACTGCCCATTCTTCGTAGAACTTAATGCTTTCTTGCCCGTCTGCACTTAATACATCAAACAACTTGTTGAGAACATTTTGTGTGCCTTTCTCAACAATCATACCTTGGTAGAACTTAAATTCTGAAACATCATCTTGAATAATGTTACTTAGGTATTGTCGCTTTTGATAACCGATTAAATGCTGTGCAACTGCTTGTTGGTCAGCATCAAAGTTATCGCTGTCTAGACTGTAGAAATCTGTGAACTGGCTTGCTTTATAACTCCAGTTTGGTAACATTTGAGATGTTGGTTTTTGTTCTAAACGAACCCAATCAGTGTCAACAAACTTTTCAGTTCCGGCTAATGATGTTTTTGCTGTATAGTAGAATTGCTTATACTTTACAATATCACCTAACGCATAATCATTCCAAGGTTCCCATTCTTGAATTTTTGCTTGATCAAATATAAATCCAGGAATGTTAAAATCGCCTTTCCAATCTGAACTTACATATCCAGAAACTTTAATTCTTTCTTGTCTATATCCGCTTTGTGGATTATAAATTGTATCATTAAACAATGTTGTGTTCTTTAAAACTACAACTTGTTCTTTCTGTACAAGATAGAATGTTGCTCCGTAAATGGCATCGTCAACTGGAGTATAACTTACTTCGTTTTCTTCTCTATAGTTGTTAAGGAAGTTAGGCTGGATTGGTGTACCGTCAACTTTAAATATCTCATATCCGTTAAAAGGATTTCTGATATCGTCAACAACACACAAAGGTGTTGAGAAAGTTAATTTTGATGCCGATGGGCTTAAACTAATAACAGCACTACCAACAGTACTTAGACCATCTAACTTAACAAAATCAGATTCTAAGAATGTTAATGAAGGCTCAGATGTTCTTAATGCGCGATAGTATTCGCCGTTATACCTGACAATAGCACCAACTGGTGTTTCAACATTTGGTAACCATTCTTCCCATTTATCTTGGCCTGAACTCCAGTTTTGAGTTGTCCAGAACATAAACTCTTTAGCACTAGTTTCCCAGTTTGTAACAGCTTCTAAAGAAGTATTATACTCTTCAAAAATAAATCCTTGGTCTTTTAGCCACTCACCGTAACCTAATAAAAAGTCAACAACATCTTGGACTGTTCTAAATTTAGTTCCGTATGGTACAGTAGTAACATCAGACTTATCCCATCCTTGTCTAATGTAAGCGTCTACCCCGCCAACTACTGGCAATGATGGAAGCAAAGTATAAAAATTAGGATCAAAGACTGATGTTGTAGTGTGTAATACTTTTGCTCTATAATAACGATTTGCGTAGAATACTACTTTGCCGGCGGCATATTGAGAACGCTCAGACCACTGAGAGAATGCTTCAGAAATTCCACCTACATTTATTAGATTGCCAGTTCTAGTATAAGAATAAGATTTAAAGTAAGGTTGTGTTCTACTATAACCTTTAACAACAAATCCGTCATTTACTTTTGTTACAATTACACCACTGTATGTAATTTTCTTTACTGGACTAGAACTGTTTAGAATAATTTCGTAGTCTTCTTGTGGAACAAATACGCTTCCAGATGTTAGAGGTGTCTTGCTATCAAGAAGTAATTTAAATTTTTCTTTACTTGTAAAGCCACCAATTCTATGGCTTATTACTGCGCTGATATTCTTTAAATCATAATCGTATTCTGAGTAAGAACGTTGATTATCGCTTTGAATATAGTCAACGATGTAGTTGATAATACCAGAAGTTTTTGTATTCTTAGTACTAGAATAGATGCTAGGCAATACAACATCTTTTGGTTTAATTCTTAGACCTGTATCTTTATAAACCAGCTGTCCGGCTTTGTTTCGAATAATTCTTGACCTATCAAGTAATGTGCCAAATGTCTTTGCTGGCTGTAGCAACATTGACGCTATTAGTACACTAAATGGATAGTAACTACTTCTGCGCCATGCATTTTCTACAGGGCTTACATCACCAAAGATGTAGTCATTAGCAATAGAACTGGTCACTACACCTGATGCTAGTCCAGATGATAGAGGACTAATAACATTTCCACTTTCATCAACTGGGATTGCTTTCTTTATATAACTGCGAATATATTTTTCTTTTACAACTGGAGGTAGTCCTGGCTCCCTAACAATACCGTCGGCAATGTCATTCCACATTACTAAATTATCTCGAGTATATGGAGCAGGGCCATACACTTCTGTCCACCAGGTTGGTTCTTCTGTAAATCCTAACATTTCCCAAGGACATAGATTTGGTCTGTCAGTTCCTAGCATCCATTTGTAAACACCTCTCCAATAACCAGGAAGAGGACTCTTACCGTCCGGTGTTGAAAACTCTCTGTAATTAAATGTTAGAGGATTTTCGTTGTCATAACCAATTGGTGTAGTAAAATCTTTATCGACAATGTTAGACCAGCTATAAAAACTTATAGATAGTACTTCATTAAACTCTTTTAAACTATAAGGTGTTGAATTGTTATAAGAAGGAACAATATCATCAATATCAAATATTGAAGGATTGTAACTTACCTTAATGTTATTGTAAATTCGTTTTTCTAATTCTAAAATAAGATCGTCACGATAATCACCATAAGCAAGTGTTAGACTACCATCGTGACCTTGTATCATTGTTTTTGGATTTACTAATGTAGTATCAACAAAGACTTTAGGTTCATACTTTGGCCAGATACCTAGCTTAGTTGGCGTCGGCGGAACAAAGCAACCATTTGTATTTTCAAATTCATAGATTGTAATAGTATCTCCGTTTTGTATTTCTGCAGATACTACTACGAATCCTTGATCGTTAAATGTATAATCTTTTTTGTAAATTAGCTGTTCACCGTTCAAGTAAACCAACGCTGCCTTATTTGACAATTCGTCAAGATTAAATGTTCCGGTTAATGGATATGTTTTTGTTCTAAAATCTATTACTGTTAAGTCAGAACGGATGCCACCTGTACACGGTACCATATCACTAAAATAATATGGGAAGGTCTTAGGTTTATCTTTTGCAATTTCTTGCATGATAAGATTAACCTGTTTAACTGGATCTGCTTCAACACCTAAGTTTTCTGCAACAGTAATAAACGTTCTCTTAAACTTGTTATAGTCATCTCTTGCTTTTTCGATTGCTCTAACAATATTATTATTCTCAGATGTAATATGATAGAGTGACAGACTGAGAGGACCGCTGTGCTGTACGAATCTAGTACCGTATTCTGTAGTTTTACCGATATCTCTTAAATTACTTGATCCTGGGAAGGTTCCGGTAAAGGAAGTTAAATTTTCAACAATCGACCCAACATGGTCAATTACTTCGCCTAGAGTGAAATCTCCAATTTCAGCATTTAATGGATTGTTTTGTAGATTCAACGGAATCTCATAGAACCCATTATCGTTAATAGGTTGCTTTGCAAATGCTTTTATAGTTAAAATGTCAGATAACGAAATGTCTTCATTTAATACAACTGTTTTATAATAACCAGTAGTAACTACATTCCATTTTGAAGTTGGTAACCAAATTCCGTTAACATAAACTTTGACAATTAGATCGTTTAAGTCGTTAACATTTTCAAAAATATCAATGTCAAAATTGTTTACTTTTCCAGAATCTTTGTAAATTCTAATTGCGGCTTGAATTGTTGTTGCTTCTGAAATTTTCCATCCGTCAACATATTCTTTTTCACCGTTAGGTAATGTTTTTTCAAGATACCCTACATTTACATTTCCAGTCACAATCGAAGAAGTGCTCTTATACTGGAATGTATCTGTTGCTAGATCAAAATTAAAAACAATATCACCAACGTTGCTTATATTTTTGTAAGACAATGGGAACCCTAGAACAGTATCAGAAACACCTGTTCCGACTTTGTACGAGAATAATTTAGTTCCCGCAAATGTAGATCCATCGTATGTGTCTTTGTTACCGTAGCTAATGTTATTTTCATCAACAACATCAAACAACGGAGGTTGATTTAGTTTAACTTTTTGTTGAGCCGCTAGCCAAGATGCTCCGTTATACCAATACATCAAGCCTTGATTTTTAATACCTTGACGAACTAATACAACTTGATCAGTTATTGGCTCTCCTTGATCAACTAAATGAATTTGTCTAATACCGTCAAGTGTTAAAAACTCAACTTTATAAATTCTATTTTTAACTCTAACATCAGTGTCAGCTGTAAAGAGAACTCGTTGTCCTTGAGCTAAGTCAATTCCGTCAACGTTATATCCTAGCTGTCCTTCGATGTTTGACATTACATCTACTGTGTAGTCGTCAATTACATCAACATCAGCTATTGCAGATGTACCAAAATTAAATAAACGAATATTTGCATCAAATTCAATAATTGGTCTTACAGCTCTCGATGTTTGATCAATGTCTGCAATCTTACCGTTAAACTTTGCACTTTCTTCAATGACATCTTTATGGAACCAACGATTATAGCGGCTCCAAGGGTTATGATCGTCTGCGGCTCTATTAATAACAATATAGTCTTTTGAACCTGCAAATGAAGTTGCATCACTCCATGGCATTGTATCGAATGGAGTGTTATCAAACAATATAGCTTCGGATGTAGTGTAAGGACTGATTAACTGTAAAATAGATTCATTAACTAATCTAATACCAGTACCAACACCTTCAACATAGTATTGCCCAACTGTGTAAGACTCCGGAATAACGTTTCCAACAAAGGAAACTTTCATACCGTTGCTTAACTTTGTTCCGTTTGGAAGACTGTACTCTTTCTTACCAATAATGTCTTTATCAATATCAAGGAAAGTGTTATCATCAATAGAAGCTACTTGGAGAACTCCGCCTAGATCTACATCTGCTTCACTGACATAATATAATACGTCTGGAGAACTATAAGGAACAGTAAATTCTATTACACCAGATTCAATACCGTTATTAATTAATCCAAGTGTTGCATATCGATCAAATGTTCCTAGTGTCCTTTTTGTCTTAATAGAAAAAGGATTTCCAGGACTGTTAACAGTAAATCTGTAAGTCTGTCCTCTGTATAGTTTAATTGTTGGGTTCTGTGTTAGACTGTCTGGTGAGAAAACATAAACATTATTATCTGCTTCTGCTTGAACTTCAACTGAGTATTCGCTAACAATATTTTGTTGTTGTCCAGAGATTCTAATAACATCAGGACCGTATGGTAGCCAATAGTAGTTTTGGAAGTTAACAAACTTATCCCAGTTAATGTGCGGATCCCATGAGTAAAATTCTTGGGCATTTAATCTTGAATGATTTTGTGTGTTAGATCCAAAAACACTAAGTTGGTTAATGTAGTCAATATAATCTTTAAAGAAGGTAGTATTACCTAGATCATCTTTAACTATGAAACTAGGATCTAGCTGATAATTTTGTCTAGTACTGTCGGCTGCTTGTATAAAAATGTCGTCGCCGGTTGTCGATTTAGAATTTTTTCTTCCTATGTAACCGTTGATCTTTTTTACAGTGCCTGGCTGTATTAGCTGGTCGATAGTAGCTTGTAAGAATTTCTTATTAGAATCAGTTCTAAAATATCTTGGTAGTAGTTCTGAACTAAGTGATTTTCTTTTGCCTTTTTTATCAGCCATTGTTTACTCCATATGATGAACTTGTTGTGTTTTGTGAATCAATTACTGTAGATGCTTGAGTTGTTCCTGCAACTGATTTAATAGTTGTAGATGTTATTCCAGAAATAATTTCAATGTCGTCAACCGTTGCACCATTAACAAATAGTTGGTCACTAGCTGATTTAATTTCAAATAAACTTCCAAATCCTAAACCTCCTAGTCTTGGAACAATTACAAAACTTGAAATGTCAGGACTTAACTGTGTCATAACGTAAGTTGATAATTCTGTAAAATAGAAAGTATCTCCAAAGTCCCAATTTTCTAAAGCAAAGAATTCTTCAATTGCTGTTAACACACGAGTTTTAATATCATTATCAGATACTACACGGTTAGCATTTTTAACAACTTTGAAACTTGCCTGTAAATCTTGGCTTGCTGTTTGGCCGAACAATACCTTATAGTTTACTGGATGGTAAACAATTTCATCAGAAATTGCTTTGATTAAATTTAACTGTTGAGATACAAGATCGTACAATTCGCTTGAACTTGGAGGAAGAGGTTTATTAGTAATTGCCCCTGATAGCCACTGTCTAAATCTAGTGTCATATGTCTTAGTTAGCACATACACATCGATGATGTTACTAACTCCGGGATCAATTCTTGATTCGTAGTCAGCATTATGTACATACTGAAACTTTATATTATCTCTACCAACAAATGCTTTATAATCTAATGTTGGAACAAAAGGATCTTGTAACGTAGTATTAAGTTTAACTAATGTATCAATATCTACAAAATAGAAATATTGTCCATTTGTCCATTGTGTTAAAGGATAAGCATCTTGTTTTGTTTTTAATATTCTTACTTTAACATCTTCGTTAGAAACATAACGATAGTCTTCTTGTCCTTGACTAATTGTATATTTTTCTTGGATGATATATTTCTTTTGTAACTCAGTATTTGTAGTAGTAGCAAACACTGGAGGTGCTACAATGTTTAAGAATAGCTCAGGATTATCTACAACACCGTTGTCATCAGAATCTGCAAAAGTTACAATTAACTTTTTAGTGTCTACATATCCATCAAGTCCTGTAAATTCTGAAGCAATATCCCAAGCCTGATCAAAAGTAAATGGCGCAACATCATCTGGTTTTGGGTTGACACTCAGTACTGAAATAGAATCTTTAATAATCGACGCAGTTTTGCTGTCATAAATCTTATTGCTTCTATCAAAATAGAATCTAACTTCTGTATCACTTTCAAATACATAACGCTGTACACGAGAAGTAACTGTGTAAAACTCGTTGTCTGTCGTAAACAACAATAACCAGCTAGCATCTTGTTGCTGGTTTGACTGGTCGCCTTGCTTGCCTAAACTAAACTGACTCTTTGCATCAAGATTAATCTCAAACACAATTGACCAAACTTGGTTAACAGCATCATATCTTAAACCAAATGGTTTGTTTGAAAAAATTAAATCGATCATTGTTGTTATGGTTGCGCTGTCAATCACAGTTCTCCATGCAGGAATAATTTGACTGATAATTGCGCTTGAAGGAACAACTCGATTTAAAGTAATTGGGCCAAAGCCTGTTTCTAAAACTCCGTCGCCTGCGGCAGTACCGTCGTTAACTACCGACACAACTTCTGCCCAAATGACTTTTGTTAACCCCACTTGTGTTGGGCTGTAATTAACTAATACGTTTCCGTTTAGTGTGTCAAAATATTTTTGTACTCCTAAAACAACTGGTGCTTCAAATCTAACTAGCGCACCATTACGGAAATATTTTAAGTCAGTGGCAGTATAAGACCCAACCTTATAAACTGTGTTACCATCAGTTGATTGGACTGAGCCGGTTGAAGAGTTGCTGTCAGAGGTTACGTTAAACCAACGAATATCTAAACTTGCTGTTAAGAAGTTAACAAAATTGTCGTAATAGAAATTACGCAAATTAATATCTTTTAATATTTCAAAGATGTCGTTATAGATAACACCTTCGATGTCTGTTTTATTTTGATACGAAAATCTAAATGTTGTTTCGTATTGTTCTTTGTAAAGCACACCATCGTCAGCGAATATTTGTGTTGAGCTATATTTGCCCGTTGGATCTGTTAGATCAAAATATCTGCTAATTCCAGAACTTGTTCTATTAATTGCTTTAATTTTTGCAATTTGTGTACTAGCACTAAGAGGACTAATGTTATAGTCTTCGCCAGTAATCATTCTATTTTGTGTGTAGTATGTTGCTGGTGCATTAGCTTTAATGTTGTCGTTTGATTCAGTTACAGATGCATTTGAAACACTTGATGCAAGACTTAGTGTAACTGTCATTGTTTCTTGCTGGCCAGTGTTTGAAGTATATGGGAAAGTGATACTTACGTTTCTAATATCTTGTGTATTAATTGTGTAAGATAAACCATTTGAAACTCTGTAGTATGCTCTAAAAGTACCTAATGGCAAATTACCAAAGGTACCGTCACTGAATTGTAAACTTATTGCATCGCCAGCTCTTGTTATAACTGAATAAATGTTTCGAATGTCTTTGTTAAGACTGTTGTAGATAATGTTGTTAGCTTCAAGGTTTGATACCTTTTCCCAAGCTTCTGACTCTGCACCAGCACTGTTAAGTTTGTATAACCAAACATCATCATTGTTAATATTTTCTGCATCAATGTCAACAGATTCGTTATTACTTGGCTGTGCAATTGAGAATGTACCTGAGTTTAAAGTACCCTCAACGAATCTCATAAAGAAACCTGATCCTGCACTGCTCGGGCCTCGGCCGTCATCTTTATAGATACAAGAAATTGGATTACCGGCTTTTGGAGGCTCTTCGTAAATGTATGACTGTCCTTTGAATGTTGTTGAAACAACTTCAAAGCTCATGTTACGTCCTGCTACAGTCTTAGTAAATGTAAACACAGGCACGCCGGTTAAGGCGCTTTGTAATCTATACTGTTCTGTTGGAATACTATAAATTTCAGCTTTGTCAGCTGGATTACCAAACTGCTGTGTCTTTGCCATTGCGGCGTTCATTACTTTAATGAACTGGTCGTACCAGTTTGGGTTGCTAGGGTCGTTCCAAACTACTGTTTGATTTGCAAGGTTTCTTCCATTGCTATCAAGTATATTTTCAGTAGTTTGTACAGTCGTAAACTTTAATAATCCGCTAGCACTCACGCATCTTTTTGCGTTATAGGACAACATACGTGCTAAACGTAATACACTTTCACGGCGTTCTGCTAATTCTAAAAAGTTATCACGAGCATTTAAATCAACACGGAACGCAATACTTTGCCCTAGAAAAGCAATAAGATCAATGAGAGCAAGGTATTCACTAGACTCAATATAGTCGTTGTAATCTTCTGGATAGTTTTGACGAATATAGTCAATCATTGTGCGACGTAAATTTTCAAAGTCATAGCTTTGAAAGTCTGCGTTGCGAAAACTTTGATATATCTTTTTCCAGTCTTCTGTGACTAAGAGTTTATTTTGTCTAGTAGTTACGCTCATGATTTGTCCTTATAACGATATTTATCGTATAAAATTATCTGCGTAGTTTATCCTAGCAATAGCAATCCGTTATTTTGATCAAAGCGGATCTGCATACTTTGGCTGATATTATAAGGCAAATAAGTTAGCATACACTCTAACTGTAATCCACTTTCATATTGAGTTACAGTCACTTGGCTTGCAGAAACTCTTGGGTCATAGTTTATAATTTCGTTAACATTATTCAATATAGCTTGTTTAAGATCTTCAGTTAATGGCTCAAATAATAGATCCCAAATAATGGTGCCAAACTCTGGATTCATTAAACGTTCGCCTTGACGTGTATAAAAATGATTCAGTATATCCTGCTGTATCAATTGGAAATCATATAAGGCAAAATTTTCTGTATTTGCACTTACTGTACTAAATCCTTTGTACATTTTAGGAACAATTTTATCCTGTCTTAGAGCAGGATTTAAAACTATTTTATCGTATAAGTTTGAGTTGGATGCCATGTTATTCTCCCTCGTTTACAGAAGTTGCTCCAGGAGGAAGTACCTTACTAAATGTATCTATCTTTGTTGAGTACTCTTTCCATGCAGTAGGAACTGCTATAACTGCACCTGTTTCTCTATCTGTTTTTACTGCCATAAAATTCATTGGATCTAAATTTTCGTGATGTGGCCAAGGCTCGTGTGTTGGAACACGTAGCATAATTGACGATTCGGTGCCGCCGGTCTCTGTAGGATTATCAAACACAGATAATGCTGTTGCGGCAACTGCTTTTTGGTCACTGTTCATGTAAATTTTTCCAGCTGTTTCTCTATGTGTTGTGCCGCTGTTAATATGAGAATTTGCTAGACTTGTTATTTTTGTATCAGCGCCTGATAGTAATTCTAAATCAGCACCTGACTCTTGATGCAGTTTTCCACCTGCTTTAACATTAAAATTTCTGCCAGCTTCTAAATTAATATCCCTATCTGCTTTTATGTTGAGGTCATTTTTTGTATGGATACTAACACTATCCTCAGCATAGATATCTATCTTACCGTTACTGGTTAATTCGATCCAAGTTGTACCTTTTGCATTTCCAATGTAGATTAAATCTTCACTGTTATGTAAAAGTATTTGGTGTCCAGTTCTAGTACGTAATCTTATTAGTTCGTTATGCGGTAATGTTACATCGCCATCTGTTTCACCGTTTTCAACACTAGCATATTCTGGAGGGCCTTCGCCGGCAGGTGTCTTGCGAAGAAATTTATCATCACCGTCATCCATTACAAAGGTAGCGCCGCCTAATCTGCTGACAAAAGTTGTAACAAAATTATCAGCGTTACCAACTTTACCTTTCTTAGCGCCTGGCTGTTTATCTACGGGGCCAGGTGTTGATATACCAAAAACTGCACTTGGAGCTTCTCGTCTAGCAGAGCTAGTTGTTATTCCTCGAATGTCATCTTTGTCAAGGCCTTGCTCATCTAAAACTTTTGCAAAAGGATGTTCGGGTTTTTTTGCTTTAGTTGGATCAGCTATTGTATTATTAACTTGTCTGTTGTACTCGGCAACAGGTCTACGCTCGCCGCCAGTACTGTCAACAACTTCTTTTGTTGCGGCAATGCCCGGCACCATAAAGTTCATTGATTCGTCTGGAACACATCCAATCCAGTAACCGTACTTTTCGTTGCCGTCAATAAAAACAACAATAACTGTAGTTCCTATATCGGGCGGAACCATCCACATGCCGTAACTTTTCTGAGTGTTATCATAATCATCAACATCTGCAACATAGTCAACACTTGTTGAACCATAAAAAGGTGTCATGTATTTTACAGGTATAGACTGACCGATAACATCCATGTTACCAGACTCTCGATATAGCTTTACATAGAAGACTCCCATGTTAGTTGGGTCTAGTAAACCAGTAACCTTACCTAAGTAGATGCCTGGTTTAACCGTCTGCGTTGAATCAAACGATTTAATATGATCTACTGTACTAAACTTGTTATAGTCTGTCATTATTCACCTTCATTGCCTGTATTTTGATTTGTAGTATTAAATGTGTTAGTTGGCTTTGCTTCTTTGTTAGTTTCTTCGCCCTGTAACGGAATTCTATAACCTTTTAACGTTTGAGTAAATTTACCTTGTCTAAAGTAATTTGTTACTCTGTTTACTACATACATTCCGGTAAATCCTAGAACTGGGCCTGCTTTAGGACTTGTAGACATGTCCATGTGATTAGGTGATTTAAAATCGTACAATCCAGAAGACTGATTTATATCTAACGGACTTCTAAAATTAACCAGAATCTTCACTTCACCGTTCTGCCAGTTAACAGATCCGTCAGCATTTAAATCTGGTACGCCCGGGACTGGCTTTGCTGTATAATTACCTTGCCCGCTTTGTGCAATCCAATAAGGGTCTCCCCAAACTTCCATTTCTAAAACAGCCATGTCGTTTGGATTAGTAATAGCGTCGTGGAAGAACCTTGCGGCTCTGTTCATGGCACTTTCAGTTCCGCCACCGCGGCCTTCAAGACTAGTTTTGCCGCCGGTTAACTTATGCATTGTTGCATTTGCGCCTGCACGGTTAGGAACTGGACTACCTTTGCCGATTGGTTTAGGGTCGCCTTCTTTTTCACCGTTTGACAGTGCGGCTTTTTTCTTACGTTCAGCATCAATGTAACTTTTAAAATCATCAGATGCTAACACGTTAGCAAAGTTAACACTAAAATCAATATTAAAACGAATAACTTCGCTGTTTCTTCCTGTGTAGATATAATCGTAACGTTTAACAATTTTTTTCTTTTCAGAATCTGGAATAGTTACTTCTTGGTTAACTGCAGAAAATTTTGCCGCATTAGTTAAAAAAGGCACTACTCTATAAACTATGACTCTAGGATATGATCCTGTAAACTCAAGATCATCAACTGATTTTAAATAGTAAACTTGTGTGTCAATCTTAAACCACTTACGCTGACCTTTATCAATATTAGCGGCTTTTAATGCTTCATCAGGATACATGCTAGTTAAGATAACTTGTGTTATCATAGCTGGTATGTCAGCATCTCGACTAAACTTCATAGTACCTTCAGCAGGATTTACTATAACATTTGCTCTAGTATATGTGTTAGATTTTTCGTCAAAGGTTACACCAGCTTTAACTTCTTTTGGTGCAGAATCGGCTCTCTTTTTTAAGTCGTAGCCCATCGATGCTTGGCCTATTACGTTAACTTCGCTTGCTTTTTGCGAAAGTGTAGATTGTTGTACGCCAATACGCTTAAACACATCAGTAGCTTCAGCATTGCCGGCAATAATAGCTGTTGTAGTTGCTGCCTTTTTATTCTCAGGCTTGCCTGCATTAACAGAGGAACTAGTTCCACTTGGAACTTCCTCTGTATTAGGAAATAAAATTACAATTTGGTCTGCAACTTTTACTGTACCATTCTTAACATGTTCTTGCAATTTTCTATTAACAATGTTTTGCAGGCTTTGCTCTCCAGTTTGTAATACTTCCTGTACTGTAGTTCCTTTTAAAGTTACGTCTGTTTTTAAATTAGCAAACTCAGTAGTTAGTGCTTGGCCGTTTGTTGCATATCCAGTTACACTATAGCGTGTACCTTGTTCGGTTGATTTGATTGAAATTGTACTGAGCTTTACAGGAATGTGTCTTGCGGCAAAGGGAACATTTGCCACTTGTCCTGTTTCTGTATTTCCTCTAAACTCAATTGAAAGTAAGAAAGGAGCATCACGCCAATTAGCAAACTGAGCATCATATGCGGCTTTCTGTAAGGCATGAACAAACATACCAATACTATAAGGTTCAAATACATCAAACTGAAGTGTTGTTACATTAGTCGTTCTTGGATCAACTAAACCAATTGTTGACTCACATGTTAGATTTTCAATAAAGTACTCGTGCTTTCCGTACGATGTTTTAACTCTGTTCTCTGGTTGAGCACTAGCACTCTTACATACTATAGGAAGTTTCTTACCTCTTTGATATGTAGCATCTGGATAGTTGATATCTTCAACTGACAAAGAACTTAATGTTATGACATAATCATAACTTGCATACTTTGACAAAATGTTAGGAGCAGGTAATTGTCCAGAAAAACTGTTTCCTAGTAAACCAGATGCGGCGGCACCTGCGTTAGACAACACATTTGTGACTGCGGAGGCGGCTCCAACTACTGCTACTGTTGCGCCTAATGCTTTTGCTACCATTAATTAAATTCCTAACACTGTTTTTAAACTACTTTCTTTTGGAATGTAGATTTTCTTTCCTGGTACAAAGTCTAAAATAGGATCTTGAATTACATCTAAGTTTCTTTGTGTAAACACCCACCAAAGAGAAGGTTCGCCGTACAAGTCATAGGCTAGTAAATCTGGTCGGTATGCGTACTGCGATTCAATCGTGTATAAAAAATCGTCAGGTTCAGCACTAACTGGTCGAATGTTAAGGATACCTAAGTAATCCTGTTCAATTTCTGTTGTGTGCCAAGGACTAGTATTTGTATAAGCTGCCATAATTAAACATATCCAAATGGGTTATTTAAATAGCCGCCAGTAACAAACCTGTCAAGGCTAAATCTTCTTGCGCTAGTTCTACTGTAAACCGGAGTTAATGTTACAGAGAAAGAGCTCTTAGTTGGCACCCTAGCTTGTCCGCCAGGTGTCGAACCACCTATTCCAAATGTACCTGCTAGGCCTGCAATAGAACCAATTGTCTCAGATATCTCACTTACAAAACTTGCGGCTTTAGCAATGCCATCAATTGACGAACTGCTTAATAAATCTGATAGGCCGCCAACACTGTCTGACAGTCCTTGTACTGCGCCTGCGGCACTACCAACCACATCACAGGCGATGTAATCGCAATCCTGCGGTAACTGAACGTTAAACTGTGTAATCACTACTGGAACATTTTTAAACACATAATTTCCGTAACCGTTAAAATATACAATAGGCGGAGGATTGCCAGCTTTTGGATCAGATCCTGTGAACATTTTGGTTATAGATCGTAAATAGTGTACCGCGGCAATCCAATATAAAGCCTGTGAACTGTCTTCAACGTTCATTGGTGCAGTAATATCAATGTTACCTGGATCACTATTTCTGTATGCCTGGAATGGGTAGTTTGAATGGGTTGGCGCTTCGGGGGAATACCTAGCATTGGATCTTAAAGTAATCTGTGGGGTAAAAGGAAATACCAATCCGCCTGCATCCTTAAGCGGTTTTAATACTGGACTTTGTCTAAAGCTAGGCCATGTTGGAAGACTGAGTCTAACACGCCAATCGTTTTCATTTGCGCCGGCATCGCCAAACGCACTAACAGCACTAAAAATATCGCCAATAGCTTCTCCACCTGCTGGTAGATTAGCACTTCGAATTGCTGATACAATGCCTTTGCTAGTATCAGTAACACTAGCCAAACGCTGTAAGGTATTGACTGCTTGGTTAGCCGCACCGAAAACTGCTGTACCTGCTACGATTTGTGAATTTAATTTTGCACCTGGTGTTATGGCCATATCTATTTCCCCATTTGGTAATGTATTTATTTGACTTTATAAACTGCGTAGTTTATAATTGCACAATCCGGAGACTGAATTATAATGACAATAGCAACCCCAACGAAAGTTAATTACTTAAACAATAAAGATTTACTTGCAGAAATACACAAATCAAAGAGTTCATACTGTAGCTTTACTAAGCCAGAATATCACCAGTATGACATTATTTTGCCCAGTCTAGAAAAAATCAATATCCGAACAATAGCTGAAGCAAAAAGAAACAAAGCCAAACGGTTAACAGACCAAGCCTATGCGGCAAGACGTGCGGCTGGTGAAAAAGTTAAAATAGCAGACTGCGAAGTAGACTACAAGAAAATTTCTAAAACCGAACTTATTTTTAGAATAATGACATTTGAGCATATTCCTGGAAACAGTACACGCAAAAAGAATCCAAAAAGTACTGCTGATAGGCACGACAAAGTTAACTTTCCTCCATTCCAACATTATAAGTTTAACGATAACGACGAACTTGAATGTGTTGGAAAAAGTCATTGGACTGGAGATTTAACTAAAGGTCACTTTGACAAGGATCGAGGACAGATAACTCCAACTCTTGCCCGTATGATGATTAAACTTTGTGAGCGTTATGCTACCAGAGGAAACGTTCGTGGTTATACCTATAACGACGAAATGAAGGGCCAAGCTATTTTGCAACTGACACAGATAGGACTACAATTTGATGAAAGTAAGTCTGATAATCCTTTTGCTTATTTTACTGCCGCTGTCACTAACTCATTTGTACGGGTCATTAATATTGAGAAGCGGAATCAAAATATTAGGGATGATATTTTAGAAATGAATGGTATGAACCCAAGTTATTCTAGAACAGGCCAAGGTGAACACGAAGCCGCAATGAAACGCTATAGCGAAGGATCAAGTGATGAGTAATCTCTTTAAAAAAGCCGCATGTTTTACTGACATCCACTTTGGATTAAAGTCAAACAGCCAAGTGCATAATCAAGATTGCGAAGATTTCGTAGATTGGTATATCGCAAAAGCAAAGGAAGAAGGCTGTGATACAGGAATTTTTCTCGGTGATTGGCACCACAATCGTAATAGTCTTAATATCACTACTATGGACTATAGCCTTAGGGCCTTGGAAAAACTCGGTCAGGCGTTTGATCAGTTTTATTTCTTCCCTGGCAATCATGACTTATATTATAAGGACAAGCGAGATATTCACAGTGTTGAGTTTGGCAAGTATATTCCTGGTATCACTGTTGTACATCATCCGATTACGGAAGGAGATGTCACACTTTGCCCGTGGCTCGTTGGAGAAGAATGGAAACAAATAGGCAAAAAGAAAGCCAAGTACATCTTTGGTCACTTTGAGCTTCCACACTTTTATATGAACGCTATGGTGCAGATGCCAGATCACGGCGAAATCCAGTTAGATGCATTTAACGGTTACGAGCTAGGCTTCAGTGGACACTTTCACAAACGTCAAAGCAAAGGCAATATGCACTATATTGGCAATGCTTTCCCGCACAATTATGCAGATGCATGGGATGATGAGCGTGGAATGATGATTCTTGAATGGGGCAAACAACCAGAATTTCACAGTTGGCCTGGGCAACCTACATTTAGGACTGTTACGCTAAGTCGTTTAATTGATGAAGCAGATACACTTATTCTTCCAAAACAACATCTAAGAGTAACTTTAGATATTGACATTAGTTATGAAGAAGCTAGCTTTATCAAAGAAAAATTTATGAGTGATTACGATATTCGTGAACTTACTCTAATTGCTGAAAAGAAAGCTGTAGAAATTAATACAGATATTGATATTCAATCGTTTGAAAGTGTTGATCAAATTGTGTCCAGTCAACTTGTGAATATCGAAAGTGACACGTATAATAAGAACACGCTTCTAGCGATCTATAATAGCCTATGAAATTAAAAGAACTTACTGTAAAAAACTTTATGAGCGTGGGTAATCAAACCCAAGCCGTAGATTTTAGCAAGGAAAATCTTACACTTGTTCTAGGTGAAAACCTAGACATGGGTGGTGATGACAGCGGTTCACGTAACGGTACTGGTAAAACTACAATAGTCAATGCATTAAGTTTTGCGTTGTTTGGTACTGCACTTACAAACATCAAAAAAGATAACTTGATTAATAAAATCAACAACAAGAATATGCTAGTAACGCTGTCGTTTGAAAAGGACGGCATTGACTATCGAATTGAAAGAGGTCGTAAACCTAACGTGTTAAAGTTTTACGTTAACGACATTGAGCAAGAAACAGAAGAAACAGATGATGCTCAAGGCGATATGCGTGAAACACAAAAAGACGTTGACGAACTCATTGGTATGAGCCATGATATGTTTAAGCATATTGTGGCTTTAAACACTTATACTGAACCATTCTTGTCGATGAAGTCTGGGGAACAACGTGCTATTATTGAGCAGTTGTTAGGTATTACTATTCTTAGTGAAAAAGCTGAAGCATTAAAAGAGCTGATCAAAGAAACTAAGGATTTAATCTTACAAGAAACAGCACAAATAGAAGCTACAAAAAAGTCTAACGAGGGTATTCAAAAAAGTATTGACAGTTTAATTACTAAACAAACTGCTTGGAACACTCAGCGAGACAACGATGTTGAAAAAATAGGTCGTGCTATTGTAGAATTAGAAAACGTAGACATTGAAGCTGAACTTACAAAACACGCAGAGTTAAAACTTTTCGAAGAAAAGTCAGCGAAGCTGAAAAGCCTAAATAAGGAACGTGCTACGTTAGAAAGCGCGATAGCGCAAGCGGAGCGAAGCGTCCGCAAATATGCCGACGAATTAAGTAAGTTGGCTAACAAAACCTGTCATGCATGTGAACAACAGCTTCACGATCACAAGCA